TCCAAGCGCAACCGCGACCCGCTACCCGACGGAGGTCCCGCCACCGACGACGATCCCATCAACAGCGGTCCCCTGGTGCTCCACACGGACCAAGAAGATGGAGATTTGTCAGCACTCGGGGTCAGTTCCGCCCACTCCGACGACACAGCTTTGCTCAGTCGCGACGCAGACACCAAGCACGAAAGCCTACCTGTGCGCAAATGACTGACGCGTGTCGTCAACAGTTAACCGGAAAGTTACACTTCGGGCGATAGGAGGCGACGATGGCAGATGGGTTAGTACAGGTGACGTGCATCAATTGCGGAGGCACTGGACAGATGTGCCTGGGTCCATCGCTCGATGTGTGTGAGGACTGCACGAATTGCAAGGGTAATGGATATGTATTTACCGCCACGATTGCGAGTGTCGAGGAGCGAGTTGTCCAACTGCTCAATGAAGCGTTAGCGACCTACATCCTTGATACCGATCACCACGCTGCCGCTGTCCAGTCGATCATCGCTGAACTTATTCATCAGCGATTGCTTCGTCGCTATGCCGAAGAGGAGCATCGCATAACCCCCGCCACGGGGCGAGAGGAGCGGCGATGAACTGGCGCGAGATCCCGAACTGCTCGTATGAAACGTGGCACACGGAGATCACCGAGGCCGGTGGACCACCGATGCTTGCCGCCAAAGTCTCGTACGAATCCGCTATCCCCATGACCGCGCTGTGCCTGGCGATGCTCCATGCTGAGAGTTCGTATGCGACCGACTTCAACGCCAATAAGCCACAGAACAAGAACCCACTGAACCTTCGCCCACGAGGCGGCGCCGGGTATTTGGAATTCGTGAGTTACGCCGATTGCATTCGAAACTGGCGCTTGCGTTTACTCGATCCTGATTATGCCTACGCGCACACCACCACGATTCAGGACCTCGTGCACGTCTATGCCCCGTCGACAGATGGGAATAACGAGACTGCGTACGTGGCCTCGATTGATCGCGATCTCGCCCGCTGGGGCATCGTTCAGGAGGCATCGCCAATGGCAAACATCTACGGACTCGTGCCATACCCACAAGTGGTAACGAGCCATCTTCCCGCGAGCAACCCGTTCGTCAAGACCTCGGGGGCACCGGACATCCCTGACGCGATGTTCTGGCACATTATGGTCGGTAGTCTCAAGGGCACGGACGGTTGGTTCCACATGGGCAAGGCGGCGACCGCGTACGGTATTGGCGTCGCGTCAACCGACGGTCCCGCGTTGGCTGGGGTTATTTATGAATGGATCAAACCGCGCACGGGCTGGTACGGCGAATCGTCGGGACCGGCGATCGCCCCATATGGCGACGGTCAAAAGTTCGTGCTTGAAGTCGGTGCCAGTTCAGTCAACCGGCGATCGAAAGCGATCGAGATCAGCGGCACACCGGACACGCCACTTGATGATAAAGCGCGAGACGCGATTGCCAACATGACGGCGTATTGGGCGGATCAAAAGCAGATTCCGTGGGAGACGTTCCCGATGGTTCCCGGAACGCAGCGGTCGTTCGTCATCTGGCACAACGAGATCACGGGACTTGCGTTCAAAACGTGTCCGGGTCGGGTGGTCATGGCGGAAACATCGGCGCTCATTGAGCGGACGAGACAGGTGCTCAAACGCTACCAGACGAGCGCATCGCCACCGATCGAGCCAACCCCTGAGCCGCCACCCATCGAGCCACCCATCGAACCGTTCCCCGGGTTCACGCACGGACTTAGAACAGGGACTGATCAGCACGTCGGCAACATCACCTATCAATTCGTTAGTCGTTTGGTGACGGTTCGCCGAGGGCGGCAAGCGCCGGGCTATGACAGGCCGGGCGGAACGAAGCGCGTCACCCTCACGGCGGGCACGAAAATTCGAAGCGCGTTCATCGCAGACATCGACGGGAAACAGTACCTCTGGGACGATGGTGGGACCGTGTATTCGCGAAGTCCGTGGACTCCCAAGCTCACTCTTCAGAGACTCAAATAAGTGAACGCTATGGGATTCATGGTAAAATACGGGGGTGAACGAGCGATTTCGGCGCTCAATCCACCCCCTAACCAACGGCCTGAATTGACCAGGCAGGAGGCTTCCATGAGTGTACCGAGAATTTGCAAGTTCTGCGGCGAGACGTTCAGTGTTCGTCCGGCTGTCGTGCGACTAGGTTATGGCATTTACTGCAGTCGGCAATGCCGGTATGACGACATGCGATCAAATCACGCTCAAAGATTCTGGAGCAAGGTCGACAAAAACGGTCCTATCCCTGACTATCGACCAGAGTTGGGGCCATGTTGGATATGGAAAGCGAACACCAGTCCTACCGGTGGATATGGTCGGTTCAAGTTCAACGAAAGATTTAGACATGCTCATATCTATTCCTGGGAAGCGGAGTATGGGACAGTCCCTGACGGATTGGAGTTGGATCACCTTTGTCGAGTTCGAGTGTGTGTTAGGCCATCGCACCTTGAGGCGGTAACTCATCTAGAGAATTATTTGAGAGGGATGGCCAGGGGCGCAATTGTCATACGAACTGGGATGTGCCTCCACGGTCACAAACTAACGCCGGAAAATGTGTACGTTAAATCGCGCTATGGCAAAACGTGCGTTACCTGTAGAACCTGCGCGCAGCGTAGAGCACGTGAGGCAAGCCAGAAAAAACGCGACGCATGGACTCCGGAAGAACGGGAAGAACACAACATAAAACAACGAGAGCAGTATCGTCGAAGGCGCTTACCGTAGGGAGGTATGAGATTGCGTTTCCTGATTAAACTGCAATTCGACAATGTTCCGCCCGAGAAGGAATTGGACTACCGCGTGACGATCAGCAAGGGTATGACTGATCTGATCCAGTCAATTCAGCCCGAGTATTTTCATTACAAACTCACAGACGTCAGCGATACGGTCTATCTCGACCCAATTGAAGTCGAGGTGTGAGATGTCCATCGAACGAGCGATCGCAATTGCCATCATCATCGTCGCGCTCGTGTGGGCCGCGACCCGGCTTACCTAAAGGAGGAGGTATGAACAAGATTTCGCCAAGCCAAGAACCGATTGGGATAAGCACCATCGCGGTCATCGTCTCGTGGCTCGGTGGCCGGTACGCGCTCGACCTGGACACGGCAACGGCGTCCGCTGTATCGGTGGTCGTGCTTGTGGTCGCTCAATGGTTGGCGCGTCGGTTCAGCACGCCGGTCGGCAAGGCTGAGAATGCCGTCGCAACCGCACTCCAGACCGAGCCAACGATCGCGACGGTGGCCGGGTCGGACGTGCAGAGCAAAGAGATATTGGCAACGAGCAAGGCGTAGAATACCCATATCGCCTGATCGTCTAATGGTGAGGACACCTTGCCCGAAGTATCCTAGGCGGGTGAGGAGGCGCGGGTTCGATTCCTGCAATATGGCGCACCGGAGGGGATGATGAGAACTCAAACCGAAAAAAGGTTCTGCTCAATCACGCGCGAGTCGTGCGAGAAGTTAGCGAGAGAACTGTATGCACAGGACCACCCTGACGATGGTCCATTCTTCCTTGGATTCACCGATCATTGGGACGAGTACTTCAACCGAGTCTATGCATTCGACGAGGCGATGCGAGCGCTCGGATTCACACTCGTTCGGTCAGCCTAACCCCGCGCGATGGCGCACCGGACGTGCTATGCTGACGGCACATAGATCGGTGGAGCAACCCCAGACACAGGGCCACCGGGTAGTACCACACGGCTCCTGTGGTATGTAGCGGAGCCATTTACTTGGTCACGACGGGAAACAGGTTGGCCTCTGGGCGCAACGGTCGAACAGACAAGAACCGTAGGCCACGATGAAGTAGTCGCGTAACGATGAGAGGGCGCGACGAAAAAGCACCTAGCCCGTATGCTGAGGTACCTGCTGTAATGCATGTTTCGTGACTAAGACGAGAATGGCGGGGGCACACACGCTCTCGCCGTTTTTCGTGCTATGCTGACGGCACCACGATCATGAACGTGGGAGATAACTCACGCAAGCGGAGAGGTGCCTTGGCGTATTCACCTGGTTCGATTCCAGGCCTTGCGTGACACATCGATTGAGCCGTCCTCCGGGGCGGCTTTTTCGTACACGTTGTTTCTGTGTGCATCTTCGGGAGTCTGCCGTCACAAGCAACGTATCGGCTCGACACGCGGGCGGGTGGGGCGCTACGATTGCGGGCGGAGGTGACGATGGCAAAGGTTGAGGTCGACACAGAATATCTCTCGAACCTACGCGCTCTGGCAATTGGGATTGAGTGCTCAGACGAAGAAGTCGTCAAGCAACTCGACGGGTCCAACATCGAATACATCATGGCGGCGATCGCCAAGAGCAACGATGAGGTTCACCCGATCGACCGAATCACCAAATTTGAGCAGGTCCCCGAACTTGTCGGAGTGGTGACCGACGAACAATACGAGTCAATTTCGGTGGCAATGTCCGTGCTCTACGACAGAAGAAATAAGTACCTGAAGGCGATCAACGCAATTGATGCGTGGTCAGGGAGCCATGAACAAGGCGAAGTGTGGAATGTCCTACAAAACAGGCTAGCGACAACCATCGTCTGTCTGAATACGTTGCGGAGCATTCTGCACGAACGGGCGACCCCTGATTATTGTCGTTCTCATCCAGAAGAGTGTGCCAATACAAACGAGACGATGAAATCGCTTAGATTGCATTGGGACAAAGAAGCGGCCGGAGTGGCCTAACGAAACCCTTTACCGCCCCTCGGCACAGCAATAACCACCCCCGGCAGATGCGGCGCAACCTCGGGCAGATAAACCACCCTGACCCCATGCTCACTGACATAGACGGTCCCGAGCGTCGCCAACAACGTCCGCAACCGATCCCCGGACGTCTCGGCAATGACCTCGGTCATCGTCGACAACTGCTGTGACATCTGCTCGATCGCCGCCAGCGATTGCGGTTTCGGCAAAGCAGCGACGGCCTCCGCGTGCTCCCGTTCAGCGGTGGCCAGCAGCTCGTCTTCCACATCCATCACATCGCCGGGAAGTTTGCCGACGGCATAACGACTACTCATACGCTGCCACCGCGCCTGTGCGTCGCTGAGGCGCTTGTCGAGCCGTGCACGGTGTTTGACTACTGACGTGCCACCACTTCGCTCCTGGGCGATTGTGAGGGCTTCAGCGGGTGTTCTCACACCGGCGAAGTCGGCAACGAGACACCGCCGTACCGCGGTCTCGAGCAACTGCCCGCCGATGATCTTCCTAGGCTCGGTGCAATGGACGGTCATCGTCTTACCCAGACCCCGGCAGACGAACATTCCGCCGCTGCCCTTGGAATAGGATTGCCAGTACATGCGTTGCCCGCAGACGTGCGTGACGTAGCCCTCCAACCAAGAGTCGATCTGGTTTCGGCGGATTACGGGAGCGCGGCTAAGTTTGGCCTGCACGCGGTCGAACAGGTCACGGGGCACGATCTGCCATGCGTCGTTGTGTGCGACAACCTGACCGTGATGCGCGATGTCGCCGGTGTAGATCGGAGATTGGAGCATCGCGCGAACGGTTGAGCGTTCCCACTGCCCGCCACGGGGACCGGGACCGAGCGCGGCCATCGATTCGGCCAGCGTGTGGATGGATTCGCCGGCGTCGAACCGCGTGAACAGATCGAGGATGATCGCGGCGCCGTCGGGGTCGATCAGCGGTTCGCCGGTTTGGCGTTCGTAGCTGGTGCCGTTGGCGCGGTGAATGGTGATCGTGTGGGGTCGTCTAAACCCGGTAGGCGTTGGGCCCGTGGGGAATCCACCGTCACGGGCTCTTCTCGCAAAGGCGTTCTTGAGATGCGCGGACGTTTGGCGTGTCGCGTTCTCATTCATCAAGCCGTAGATGCCGCGGATGAACGGATCGTCGATCCCGCCCTCGGTGTCACTGACGATGCGCCCGACGCCCGCGCGTTCGATCTCGCGGCAGATCATGAGTTGCAGGATCAGATCACGGGCGAGGCGAGAGAGCGCGAAGAGCCAGACGATATCGACCCGTTGGCTCTTGACGGCATCAAGCAGCGTCTTGATGCCTGGGCGGTCGGCGTCCGCTCCCCGCAGATCGTGATCGGTGATGACCTGGGCCACGGTGCCACCGATGGACGCGACCCACGCTTTGCCGCGCTCTTCTTGCGAGCGGAGCGACAGGCTGGTCTTCGCGTCTTCGCCTGGTCTTTGCTCTGACTGCCTTGCATAGATCACGACACGCGGCGCTGACCCGTTGGCATCTAGCATCTTTGATGATCCCCTGTTAACCTACGTTCATGAGTACACGCATCCTCATTGGCGACGTTCGTGAGCAACTTGCAACGCTGCCCGATCAGTCGGTTCAATGCTGTGTGACCTCCCCGCCGTACTACGGACTGCGTGATTACGGTGTTCCCGGCCAACTCGGACTAGAGCCGACACTTGCGGAATACATCGCCACGATGGTTGAGGTGTTCCGAGACGTGCGACGCGTGCTGCGAGACGACGGTACGCTCTGGCTCAACATCGGGGATTCGTACAACGCCGGTACGTCGGCAGGTCGAAAGCCGAGCGCCAACGTGGAGCACGGATATTGGGGAAACGGCGGCTCGATGGGTGATCGTCGTGTCAAGGATGTGACGACCAAAACCAAGGACCTGATGATGGTCCCGGCGCGTCTGGCGATTGCGCTGCAAGACGATGGTTGGTATCTCCGCTCGGACATTATTTGGGCGAAACCAAACCCGATGCCCGAGAGCGTGACGGATCGCCCGACATCGAGCCACGAGCACATCTTCCTGCTGACCAAGAGTCGCACCTATTTCTACGATGCTGATGCGGTTCGGTCGCCACTTGCTGAATCGTCGATCTCTCGACTGTCGCAGAACATCGAATTGCAGATCGGTTCGGAACGGGCGAACGGTGGTGCGAAGACCAACGGCACAATGAAAGCCGTCGGCGGCCGGCAATGGTGGAACGAAACTAAAGGCCCGGACTACATGACCGCTAGAGACGGTCGTAACGACGGCGGGAAGATCAAAGGTGGCAAGAATCCAGACGATCATATGCTCGGTGCCAATGTCCGCAACGTCTGGAACATCGCCACGATGCCGTATGCTGAGGCGCATTTCGCCACATTCCCACCAGAGATACCGCGACGGTGCATCAAGGCAGGATCATCTGAAAAGGGATGCTGCGCGTCCTGTGGCGCTCCATATCGACGATCCACCAATGTCACGTACGAAAACCCCGGAAACCGAACAACGAACGGATCGCGTTCACTAGAACAGCGACACGAGACGGCAGGGTTCGCGGTCAGGTTAGAGAAGCGAGTCGAGACAACCGGCTGGTCGGCGTCGTGCGAATGCGAGGCGGATATCTCGCCGTGTGTCGTGCTCGATCCGTTTCTTGGCAGCGGTACGACGCTGCTGGTTGCCGACCAACTAGACCGCGACGGCATCGGAATCGAACTGAATCCGGCGTACGCGGAACTTGCCCGGTTACGCATCTACAATGACGCCCCGCTCTTTGCCAACATCGCCTAACCCCTTGCATCACTAGAACACCCGTGCTATTCTCATCTCATCCCCAGAGGCCAGAAGGTCCAATGAGCGCCGGAGCGCCATCACCCAAACGTCCTGTGCCCTACGGCCCGTGGATCGGTCAGTTTGTCTTGTCGACAATTCGATGCGCCATTGTTAGCATCGAATCCCCAATTGAATGCACCGCTCCGACGCCCACGGTGCTTGCTGCAAGGAGCATTCGAATGACCCCGCGCTCGTCGCTTTCGGGACACATCTTCTGCGTTGACGGCACGACGGCGGCGATTGCCGTGACGGTTGCGGACCACCTGACGACGGTTCAGGTGGAGCGGGTGCCGGACGAGCCAACCCGCTCGATCCAGTCGGTCAGTCCCGAGGTGGCGGGGTTCGCGTTGAAGCTCATCGAGCTGCTTACGAGCGACGTCTAGCACCTTCGGTCCACGTTTCAAACATGCGGATCAAGCCCTCGATTTGAATGGCGCTCATGGGCGTGCTGTCGATCGCGGCGTGCAACCGATGACGCGGGTCGTCGGGATCGATCGTGACGACGCCGGTGGCGGTGCCGAGTTCGTCGCGGGTGATCTCACCTGCGGCAACGAGTAGGTCGAGATGCGAGACGCCGAGCGAGTCAGCTAACCGGCGACGAAAGTCCGCGCCGGGCAACGCCACGCGCCCGCCTTCAATCTGCGCGATCCGCGCTCGACTGATGCCGGTTTCTTCTGACAGGCGCTCTTGAGTCCACCCCAAACGAGCCCTGCGCTTACGGATGAATTGTCCGATTCCAGACTCGCTCATTGTGAAAAACCTAACACAGTTACTACTAGTTGACACTAGAGTAGAGATGCGCTACACTGGCCGTAGTCAGTAGCAACCAACAACGAAAGAGGTCGTACATGGGTGACAGTCAAGGGCGGGTGTACGAGAAGCGGTCTGTCTCGTTTCACCCAGACCAGATCAAGGCGATCACAGAGATCGTCCGCACGGAAAAGCGGATGACCTTTAGTGGCGTCGTCCAAGACGCGGTTGACGAGTTGATCGAGCGGCGCGAGCAAGTGGCCGAATCACGAGAAGAGCAGGAGGCAGCAGTCGTATGACCGCCGAAGCTAAGGACCAGGCGGCACGAGCTGCCATCGCCGCGATGTTTTGCACGTCTGTCGATCGCGTCAAGGTCGATGACCCCTTAGTTATCAATACCGCGCGATGGGAAAACTGGGTTTCGCTTGCGACCTTTCGCGCGATCGGTGACGCCATCGAAGCTGCGGTTGAAACGGCGGTGACTTCGTGACCGGCCCAGAGTTGATCGCCCACGCCTGGCTCGAGCTTGCGGTCGGGGTATTCCAGGACAAGATCGCGGAGATGGAGCGCCGCGCCGGAGACGATACCGAGTACGCGATGCCCGGTTCTGCCGATATCGCAGATCGCGCGGTAGGCGGGGAAGTGGACGAGATGGAGCAGGGAGAAGCAGCGTGACATTGATCAAACGACACCCCTTCAGTAATCAGCGCGAACTTAATACAAACGCCGCTCGTGAACGTGATAACTGGATTGAAACCGCCAATATTCACTGTAAAAACGAATTCTTCTGGCGGGGTCGATGCAAAGAACGGTGCGCCAAAGACGGACACACAAACGTCGTGACTGGAGATGGTGCTGGGTTGTACTGCACCTGTTGCGGTGCAACGTCGGCGTTGGAAGGGGCGCTCTCATGATCTCCACCAGCCACTTCGATCTCGACCACCCAGCGTTCGACCAACCCGCTCGCGGCTGGTCAGGGGATGCCACGGAGCAAGAGGCGCCGGCCGAGTTTGAGCAATGCCCCGACTGCATTGGAGTCGGCGAGGTCTACGCAGGATACGAGGATCAATTCCGAGTATGCGATCGCTGTCACGGGAACGGATATCTGTCTGTGGCAGACGAGCCGGACGAGTTCGAGCGAGCGCAGTGGTTCGTTACTGACTCTGGTTCGCTTTGTATCCATTGCCCGTGCGGTGGAAACACCGGCGACTACGACATCTGCGCTGGCTGCGGCCGGCAATGGGACATCCAAGTCATCGTTACAGAGATCACCAATGTCAAGGAGTTTGAGTCGGAACCTCGGGACGCGAGCGGTCGGGTGTATTGCCCAGACTGCATGGAGTTCGACGGTAATCATGCCGAATGGTGCATGCCGGGAGAGAGGTAGATCATGGCTATGAACCCCAATCACCGATTCGCCATTCTCGATGCCTCTAAAGGATCTAGGTTGATTGAGACGCACCCCACTTTGGGACGGGCGCTCAACCGGGCGGACTACCTGACGCGAGCACGGAAAGCGCCGATCGAAGTCAAGGACCGTGAGCAGAAAAATACCCACGGTAAATCCGTGTGTATCTATCGGACGGTGGGGATGTCTGACGCTGGAATTCGCGAAATAGCCTAGGAGTCTCCAATGGAGCAATTCATCCTCGCGGCTCTTTTGAAGCGCATAGTGGACCTGATGGCCCGACAGGAGGCCGGGGAGCTGGTTGACGTGCGTGTGATCCAACTTGTGGCGAAGCAGATCGATTGGACGGCTGAGATTGTGCGGTTGCAAGTGGAGGGGAGTTGAGGTGTACGACGACCAATACGGAGACGAGCTGAAGTACCCGCCGCACCCGGACCCTGGATTTTTGATCGGTGCTCTCAACGCGGTCCTGTTCGCCTTCGCGCTCATCGGCATCGTGATCCTCATCGTCAATTTCCTTGTCTCATGAGCACACCTGTGAAGTTCTACGAACGTGACGGGATCACGATCTACCACGGCGATGCGAGAGACATTCTGCCCACGATTGCGCCGGGTTCGGTGGACTTAGTGCTGACCGATCCGCCGTACCAGAGCCTTGACGTCGAAGTGACGGTCGGCACCACTACGCGGCTAGTTGGTCTCGACCAACTAGCCGGTAAGCGATTGGCCGCACTCGGAGGGCGAGCGTGGTTTGAGACGTTGCCAGCCGCCGACATCATTGCGGCTATCCAGTTTGGGCAATCGCTTCTCAAGCCAACAGGGGCCACGTATGTCTTTGCAGATGTAAAGAGCGGGCTGGAACTTTTCCCACTCTTGGATCCAGCGAATGTCATCGTATGGGACAAACTTAAACTCGGCATGGGGTACAACTGGCGACGAATGCACGAATGGATCGCATTCATACCCCAGCCGGACCACAAACTGAGAAACCAAGGGCGCGGCGACATCATCCGGTGCAACGGCGTCGGTGAAAAGTCGCACCCGACTGAGAAGCCTACCGGCGTGCTCCAGTCTCTCATTCTCAATTCAACCGACAAAGACGACCTCATTATCAATCCCTTCATGGGCACCGGCTCCTTATTGGTTGCGGCGTCCAAACTCGGACGCCGCGCTATCGGTATCGACATCAACGAGGACTACTGCATCACGGCCTACAAACGCCTGCAACAAACGGCGATGAATCTAGAGATACCAGCATGACTCTTTCACCCGGTTGCATCGTGAGCCTCGACGATCGCGGCGCTCACACAACCACGGACGCTACCGGCACGTTGCCGGTGCGTTCCGGAGACGGCTGGGCCAGTGGCACCCTGCACTGCCATCCCTCCTGGCTGAGCCGTCCCCAGAGCGTTCGTCAAGCGCTCGGTCCGGTTGCGATCCTGGATGGTCCAGGTGGACGGCGGGGCGGTCAACGTGGAATCCACTTGCGAAGGATGGTGAGCGTCGTCCGAGGCATTGAATTGTGTCGGATGTCTAGCCACAAGTTCGTATTGCAGCGGCGCCGGGTGACAACTGGATACCCGGCGCCAATACCACTCAATTGGTCACGGGCTATGGCAATTGTTCATGGTCCGAGCATAGCAACGGGGGTGTCCCAATGCTGGAATCAATTAACAACAGAGGGAGTGAACGTGATGAGTATGAAACCTACGTTGGCGAAAACAGCGGTGGTCCATGGAGATCGTGCGTTGCACGTATTTCGCGACGCGATAGCCGACGGCGTGATCGATGCCGACGACCTGCGGGCGATCGGTTCCGCACTTGGCGACTGGCATGCCGTGGCGCGAGCCACCTACGTCGCTCAGGCGCTGGGAGACGCGCTCGAGCGGGGTATTGAGGATGAGGTGTACACGCGGCGACTGGTCAACGCCTACCGGGCGGAGATCGACGAACTTCCGGCAACAGCCTAAGAAAAAGGGCTCGGATCGCGCAAACGACCCGAACCCTCCGACCTGCCAAAGGCAAGCCCGAACACAGAAAAGGATACACCAATGAACGAGCAAACCGAAACCAAACCAACGATGCGCATTCGGATTCAACACAGTCACACATTGAAGGACGGCTGGCGATGCGCTGAAACCACAGTCGAGTGGAGTGGACCAGCGGACTCCCCGTACCCGCGAAGTGATGTCATGGCGCGGGAGATGGAGTCCGCGCATACCCAAGGTCTCACAGAGGCCATGCGCCGCAATGCGGTCGAGGCGGCGTTATGAGCGACACACCGAAACCAGTAAGCCCGTTCGAAAACCGGCCACTGATCTGCTCGACGCGGGTCGAGGATGCGGACCCGGACGATCCCCATTGCGAGGGGACGGTGATCATCGTGCTGCGCATCCCCGCATCGGAACTGCCGGAGATGGTCACGCTCACCTCGATCTCCAACGCTGAATCGTGGCGGTTGATTGACTCAATCAAGGGGCGGCGAGGGCAGCTAGCGGGGTGGGGCAGATGACCATGGACATGCAGCGCGCAACTTCAATGGCGGCTGATTGCGAGAACAACGGATGGACCGAGCACGCGAAGTTGTACCGGCTTCAAGGCGAAAACGATACCGTGCAGCGTTTTCTCGATTGGTTGTTGGATGAAAAGGGGTACTCGCTCATGGCCTGGCGGGAGAAACAAGGCGACCTCAACGATCTGAACTCACCCTACGAACCCGCTGGATGGAAGTTGATGCCAGAGAGCCGTGAACAACTCATGGCGCAGTTCTTCGACGTTGACCTCTCCAAACTCAGCAACGAGAAGCAGGCGATGTACGACCTACTCGTTGCGTCGAAGGCCGCGTCATGACGACCCCCACAACGCCCCCCGGCGAGCAGACTGGTATGACAACTGATCAATTGGCTTCGCTTGCGGAGTCGCTATCTATTGCCAACCAGCCCGACACGATGGGTCCGTTCCGCTTTTGGCACGAGCACAGTCCACACGAAAAACAACGATGGCTACACATGGTCGAGGTCGGGGTGTGCGGCTGGCTAGAAGAGCACTCGATGATTATCGCCCCCGCCGCATCGGTGATCGGTCCCGACCAGCGGGCGGCGCTGGGGCGGTTACTGGAAGTCCACGATGCCGAACGAGCTGTACCCGCCGTTAGAAGGAAGGCCGGAGCGTACTCTCCGGATCTGGCGGCTGCTTTCCACCGACTAGGAAACGCCAAGTCATCCGTCACCACCGCCGATCTAGCGCTCCTCCGGGACCTCGCGGCAGGGGGTGGGGGAGATGAGTGAGCGAGACACGGACTTCAATAGGCGAATCTCTCAACTTGAATACGGATTGACACCGGTGATGAGGGCGATGAACGCAACAGAAAACGCGCTCTTGGCCCGCATCGCCGCGCTCGAAAAGGACGCGACGGATGTTGCAGTACTGACGAATCAACTTGGTGAACTCGCAATAGCAGTTAATCGGCACAGCACGTTTCACGACCGGATCGTCAAACTCGAATCCGCGGCCACGGGTGGGGTGGAGACGGCGCATAGATATGACCCGTCGGCGTTGTGTAAGAACTGCAATCACCGGCTTGACGACCACCCCGGCAATGTCGACACCGGACATGCGCGGTGCCAGGTGCTGACGTGCTCGTGTCTCAACTATAGCTATCCATCCACGCCCGAGCCTCGGGTGACGCCTGCGGACGAGTTGTCTGTCCCAATGGTTCCTTGGGATCACGTCAATCGTCACCAGATTTGGTGTGTCATCCGCGATGTTGTTCTAGAGACGTATCGCAAGGAAACGCGAATGGATACCTCGGTCACCGCGCGTACGGAAAACGCGATCGACCGCATTGAGCGCATTCTCGGAGTCACATCATGAAACCGCGCAACAGTGAACGGTGCCTACTACATCAGGTCAACCGTCGCCGGTTCGGGGTGGTGGCGCGGGTGCGGCGGTGGTGGAGTGCGTTGGATGTCGTGCGGGTCATTGGTGGAGGGATACGGATGTGAGCGATGAACAGGCAAAGCAGTTACGCGGTTGGTCCCAGGCGATCGGGCTTAGTAATCCAACACAGGGATGGGATGACATCTCGGAACCGCGTCGGGATCAATGGAGGCGTTTTACCCGCCACATGCACGAGGACGGTGTTCGCATCATCTCCGTCGACGATCTCAAGGTCGTTCTGCGATTGGCGGATTACATCGTTCCGGCAAGTGAGATGAATCAATTCGACCCCAAAGAACAAGATGTCATTGATCGCATACAGGCCCTCATCGCCCCCGCCCCCCGGCACGCGCCGGAGACAGATGGAGAAAAGGAGGCAGCGCCATCGAGCAGATGACCAAGGGGCCGTGAGTGGAGGTGGCGATCATTGGGTAAGCGCCTGATCAATCTCAATCGGAACACGGTTGCGAACGACGAACGGTTGACGGTTACGAAGACGAAACGGAGACGTAAGCACATGACATCTTCAGTGCAATTAGGTCAGTACAGCGAAAAGATCCGGCCGGCGTACACGCCTCCGCCCGAGGATCGGTACGTGCTCAAACTTGACGATTGGGACGAGCCAAAACGGTCTGCGTATGCGGACGACGAAACGGGCGAGTATCCGCTTCGGATCAATCTCAAGTTCAAGGTGGTCAAAGACATCGCGGGCGATGACGAGTTCGCCGGCAAGGATGTCAACAAGTGGGTCGGCCTGGATCTTAATCCGAACGACAAGGGGTCCATCTGGCACGTCCTATGTGCCCTCGATCCCGAAAACGAGCCGGAGCCTGAATCGCAGATCGAGTCGTATCGCGGGAAGTTGCTGATCGGTGACGTCGAGCACAACACCAAGGCAAACAAGCAGGGTGTGATGACAACGTACGCCAACGTCGGAAAGGTCCGGGCAAACAAGAAGCCAAAGGCCGGCGTGACTTCCGGGAAGAATCCTCTCTTGAATAAAGACGACGACGAATAGGTTGTCGTTCTGATCCGTGCGCCTGCTTCTGTGGGCGCACCAATCAGGACGGTGGTCTGTTGTCGTTCGTGTTGGGTGGTGAATGAGCACACTATTTCAGTCGGCGCTTGCCGCACACGACGCTGGACTTTCGGTCGTTCCGATCATGAACGATGGCACCAAGCGCCCACCGTTCAAGTGGGGCGAGTACCAGACCGAACAGGCTGACATTGCGCTTGTGCGGACATGGTTCAAACGCGGCGCGTACACCGGGTTCGCTTTGATCTGCGGTCCGGTTTCGAACAACCTCGAAGTGCTTGATTTTGACGATGCCGACACGTACGAGATGTTCTGCGACACCGCGGAGAGCCTCGGGTTAGACGATCTGGTCGACCGTCTTCGTGCTGGGTACGCGGAGCGGACTCCTTCGGGCGGTGTGCATCTTCCGTACTACTGCGAAACGATCTCGGGCAACACCAAGTTAGCGCGGCGCTCGGATAAAGAGGTTCTGATCGAGACACGCGGAATTGGCGGGTACTTCATCGCGGCGCCGTCCAACGGCTCGGTTCACCCGAACGGCGGCGCGTGGACGATCATCTCGGGCGGGCTGGATTCAATCGCCACTATTACCGCCGAAGAACGCGAACTCCTATTCCAACTGGCTCGATCGTTCGACCAGGTGCCTCCGGTGGACGCGCAGGATGATCCACGAGCGTCGACAACGCTCGTGGGTGGCCTACGTCCAGGTGACGACTTCAAGCAGCAACATGGGAGCGTTGGATCGTTTGCGTCGATCGTCGAGCCGCACGGGTGGAAGCTCACGCACCGGCGCGGCAACGTCGGGTACTTCCGGCGTCCGGGAAAAGACGACGGTTGGTCGGCCACGTTCAACCATGCGGACTCGGGTTTGTTCTACGTGTTTTCGAGTTCGACCGATTTCGAGGCTGAGCGGGGATACAACCCGTTCAGTGTGTACGCGCTGCTCAACCACAAGGGAGATTTTAGGGAAGCGGCAACGGAGCTCGTCAAGAAGGGGTACGGGAAAAAGGCGTCCGTTAGTCTCGGGTCAGTCAAGGTTGGGAAGAAAACCGAAAAACAGCAGTCTCATTTGGCTGCTTTTAGGCCGACCGAACTTCCAGCGGAATCCGTGTATGGATGGTTCGCGGAGTATTTGGATCATGTGGAGCCGACCACGGAATCCCCAAACTCGTTCCATATGGCCGCTGCGCTAACCATTGTTGGGGCGTGTATTGGTAAGCGCGTCGGACTGTTTCACGCTTCTGATCGGCTCTATCCGAACTTCTACACGCTTCTCATTGGGCCTTCGGGACGGTCACGCAAAGACACCGCGATCCGGCGGATGCTCGATATGTTTTATGCCATTCCGCCCAGGGGAGAACCGTTGATCGCGACACAGGTTCCGTTCCGAGTTGTACGTGATATCAGTTCTGCGGAAGGGCTAATCGCCACGGTCAAAGAGAATGCGAACACGGTGTTTTATACGTCTGAGTTTGCGAAGCTGATGAATAACGCGGGGCGTGAGAGTACGCGGAGTATCGGACCGTTGATGATCGAAGCGTTCGATTGTCCTCCTTCTCTTCAGAACAATACCGTTGCCAGCATTGAGGACAAGAAGCCGAGGGAGGCGAAGGACCCGTTTGTTTCCGTTCTGTCTACGGTGCAGCCGGAAATCTTAGCGGAAGTGATTGGATCGCAGCAGCAATACAGCGGCTTCCTTAATAGATGGCTTCTCGTCGTGGGAGACGGGAAGGCCCCGAGGCCGAATCCTCCGCGGATCGATACCGATCGGTCATGGCGTCTTATTAGGCGTTTGATCGATACCATTCGCAGTTATCCAGAAAATCACATCCTTGAATTCGATGATGACGCTGCGGACCGATGGTCAGAGTGGTACGTCGATTCTTATCCGACTGGGAATGAGTCAGCGCAAGAGGACGCGATGGGAATCCGGCGCGGGACGATGGTGAAAAAGATTGCCCTCGTTCATGCGGTAACGGATTCGTCGAAGGTCGTCACACTGGATCACCTGAATCGCGGTATCGCATTTTCTGATTGGTCATGGCAGCACACGAAGCGTCTCCTTCCGATGTGGGGCGAAACCAAACATGCCGAGTTGGAGAGGAAGATTCTAGAGAATCTTACGGCAATCGGAAGTCCGACGAGGAAGCGAGAGATGCAGCGCAAAGTTGCGAGCAAATTGGGGCCAGGCGTGTTTGCCGGAATCGTCAAATCGATGGTCGAAAACGACGATATCGTGGTGTTAGAGAACGGAACAATCGCGTTAAAGGAATGGATCGAACATGGCTGACAGTCAGAAGGTGTCAGAAAATGGCTTCTGACAGTGTTTATGGCGTATTTCCGGGAGAAACTGACCCAAAATCGGCGTTTGTCAGACTGTCTACCGATTTTGAAAAAGGAGTCGTAAAAAAAAGATGTCTGACAGTCTGACAGGTGGTCATTTTGGTCGAGTTTATGGCGTATTTCCGGGAAGAAAACTGTCATCCGCAAAGTCTGACAAAGTTCTGACTGTCAGAAGGGAGTGTGGTAAAATGAACGGAACGACGAGCGTGCTGCAAACACACTCGCCGCCCCTAACCGGTCGTCACCTAGAAGGAGGTGCGGCGGCTATGTCGCATGGTAACAAACCCGTTGATTTTCCGGTTTTAACCAAACAAGAAGTACTCAATGCCATCAGCCTTGGTGTGGCTGAGGCGTTTCCTTATTCAGATGAAATCTTCAACGCGATTCACGGCGGCTGTCGTGGTGCAATGCTCAAGCTTGACGATGAACGCCGAGTTCGCGGTGTCTCGCCGCCACGATCTCCTCGAACGAAGCGGAAACCAAACAAACAACTCATTCCGAATGAAATACGGTGGGCGGTCTGGGAGAGAGACAACTTCACGTGCCGCGCATGCGGTGCTCGGCGGCATCTCTCGGTTGATCACATCCTCGCAGAATCAAAGGGCGGATTATTGACGCTCGAAAACTGCCAAACGCTTTGCCGAACATGCAATAGCAGGAAGGGCAACCGATGACAACACTTGGCCGCCTAACGCCGCCAAATCCCCCAACAGAGGCAATGGTCAATTACGTTCGGGTGCTCCAGAAAAAACATCATCTGCCGAACGACCTGCTCGACAACCACTGTATTGAGCGGTTTGGGTTGGCGTTCTCAAAACTAGCGTTTCGACAGGTGAGCGAATTGATTGACGAGATGATCGAGTGGGGATCGTTGCCGGCTGATCTGATGCGGGCGAAGGGTCAACTTGATCTGTTTGGAGAAATGGCATGAGTGTCTTGGTTCTCGGATCGCGAACATTCGCGCCGCTACAAGAGATTGACCGGGAGCTCAACGGTCAGTCGGATGTCTATTCGTTCGGTGTCTCTGATGTCGCCATCCGGGCGGAGCAGTGCGGCGCCAGAAGGAAGCCGCTCGAAACGACGAGGGCAACGCTGCTTGACATGGCGGCGGAACCGGACGCCTCGGTCTGGCTGTTCGTGGCTCGGGATGCTCAGACGAAGCGTCCAACGCAGGGGATGGCTGACGTTCAGCATTTGTTGACGGAGAAACGAATTGACTTCCGGGTAATCTCATCTCCGTTGCCTGGGTCGGTGTGTGAGTTGATTACGAATCTTCGTCATGCGGTCGACAAAACGGTGAAGGCGTTACCGGGAGCAAGGCGGGATTCGGCAATGAGCAAAGCGCTGGGGTTTGCGGGCCTGGTGGTCGATAAACGAGACGAGTACGAACGGAAGATGGAACAGGGGTTTTCGTTCGAGGTTGGCAACCTGGAGCTTGACGGTCGGTTCATCCGATGGACTCGGATTTACGAAAACCTGTGCGATGCGCTCGAAGACGCGAAGCGGATATTGACGTGAACGTCAAACTTGGGAAGCGGGTCGACACGACAGCGTACAAGGACGCGAAACAACTGCGGGAGTGGAGTCGACGGTTCGGTCAACTTTGGTTGGATCTTCATTGCGACGCAGGCGGGATCATCCATCACACCAAACGGATCGAGGCGATCGAGCGGCGGATCAACGATGCCGACTACTGCGAAGCGAATAACGTTACTGCAGAGCACATCGTCGCGGCTCGGGAGAGCATTCAACGGCACGGTGATGCGATCAAGCGGAGGCGGCAACGGTTCGAAGAGGCAACGTGGCAGTTCGTGGACTTTTGGAAGGGCAAGCCGGAAGGAGCGGTGCAATGGTTACAAGAAACGTGGTGGGGGTACGCAGACGAAATGGACGACGTGCTCAAAGTTTTTCCAGGGTTTCCGTTTATTGGGCCGATCTGGGAAGAGATCGTCAAGACGTGGGACGGCCGAAGCAAATCGGTCAACGCGGAACCGTGTCCATTTTGATGACGCACACGGCGCGGGCCGGCACGAGCGGAGGGGAGCGGGGATGACGTGCACGTTTTGCCATAAGCGGCGGCGGGTAGTTGGGTTCTTGTGCTGCCAGCGATGCCTTGACTTTCAAGCGCGCTACATCATGTCGGAGGTGATCCCACACGATTCAATTCCGAGTGACGACAACATCGCGCTGGTCATGCGGGAGCTCGATGTTGACGAGCATTTGGCGCGGCTACTGCTGGACGATCAGCGGCTTGACGACTCCTACTCTAATCAAAAACGGAGGACGGTGAGCGCATGAGAACATCTTCCCAGCCTAAGTATCAGAAAACCGTCCACATCAGGATCCGGGATCGCGAGTCGGGGTTCGTGCTCTTTGGCAGCATCAAAGTCGAGCGGCACCGGATCACCCTCAATCCGACGCCGGGGCTCATTCTGAGTCTTGGTCCCGGCGAGTTAGATCACCCCGTGGTCGAGCGGTTGCATGCGCGGTCCTTGAAATTAGCGAGCATTCTACAAAAACGGTGGTGGCCGTCCGTGGGGGCGAGCGAGCGAACGGGGGAGACGGATGGCAACTGAGCACGAGTGGACTTGTGGAGACCGGGCGTGGTTTCCGGGCTACCGGAGCTGTTGGAGCGACGGAACGGTACACGCGACGCAGGTGCTCGTTGACGAGGCGATCCCAGAGAGTGATATCGCCGCGCTGGTCCGGTTGGCGGCCGCAGTGCTCGTGTGGGACCCAAACGATCCGGAGAGCTCGTCGTACAGCGTCGAGCTCAACGCGGCGAAGGCGGGGGTGAGTGAGGAGTTGATTGAGCGGGTGAAACGATGATCAAAACAGAGATGACAACAATCACAATCAGCGATACGACGTGTGGCGAAATACACGAGGCACTGGAAGCACGCATTCGCAACCTTGTCGATGTGCTTCGCTTCAGCGGCGAATATCCAGCGTCCACGGTCAAGATGCTGCGGGAAGCGCTGGACGATGTACAAGAAGCGTTTGATGAGTTTGAAGGTGCGTGGGGTGACGCTGAGGACAAGAAGCGGAAATGACAGAAACCGAACTCCAGAACGGACTCATTGACGCAGCTCGCCGGCTTGGCTTCCTGTGCTTCCACGCAACGGACGCCCGTCGATCAGAACCGGGATTCCCGGATCTCGTGATTGTTGGTCATGGCCGGGTGCTTGTCTGTGAGTGCAAGACGCAAAAGGGAAAACTTCGCGGTCAGGCGGTCACGAAACGTGGTCGTGTGCTTCCTGGGCAACAAGATTGGCTCAACGCATTCGACAAAGCCGGCGCCTATACCACTGTGGTTCGGCCAGAGGCCACGAGAGACGCGATTGGGTACGACGAAGCGTTGAAGATCATTCAAGCGGCGGCAGAATATCCCAAGCTATCGTAGGCCGCCTGAGCGCGGCGCGCGACCATGAGCAGGCCGAACGAAAGGAACGAGGATGGAAGCGTCTGAAATCAGCAGACTAACACGCAAAGAGATTGAACAAAAATGTTTAGAACTGCAACGCCTCGGCTTGTTGCGGCCGCGAGTCAATCGCGAAACAGGTAAACGGGAATGGACTGCGACCGCTGCGGGAAAGTGGATGCAAGGTCGGAAGTATCCCAGGAACAGTAAGTTCAAGGAGGCTGGGTGATGGGGAGCGAACCGGGCACGAGGGCACCGTACAACGTCGACGATCCTGACCACGAGTTGCACGAGTTCCTAGCGCAGACCGGCCACCGGGTGGTGAGCGCGGAGGTTGTGGCGGCGATCCGTGACATCTTCGACGCGGAGCAAGACGAGGCGATGCCGGAGACGGTCGCGGAATTAGTGTACAAGCATTACGATCTGGTCCGTGCTTGGCTGAATACTTCCCCGCCGTCGCCAGGGGTGGATCTAGAGTCCGCGATATCGGAGCTCGTGCGTGCTGCATGCAGTCTTGGTACGGTTGATCGGGTGTCCGAGATGCGGAAAATAGACGCCAGAATCACCGCTGCGAGGCAGTCTATTCGTGATGCATTTGCCCGTCACGTCGCCCTGCCGTCGCCCGGTCCCCAGGGGAGCGAGGAACTGCGAACGGTCATTCGTGAAGCGCTCGAGCGTTCGTGGGGTATGCGGTTCGAAAATCCCCTGAGTCATCGTGTGAGCGGCGATCCGCCACAATCGGCTGATTTCGACTGGATGACCGACTCCGTGCTATCGGCGCTGCGCTCGGGTGGAGGGGAGGGGAAGGGGTGAAACGCGACACCTGTCCGCTCTGCGGCGGTGACCGCGCCGTCGGGTTCTTTACCGCCTACTGCGGCGACTGCGACACCGTTCAACGCGCTCCCGAGTGGCAGCGATTCCACGAAGCGGTGCAGTCGCTCGGTCAGGCGCTGCGGGATGCGTTCCGGTGGAGACGATGACCAATTGACGCCCGCCCCGAACGCCGTGACGTTGGTTGCGTCCGGATCGTGCTAAGATGTCACCGTCTACGTCCGTTGGGTGGAGGCGTGCCCGTGGCTCAAACCGTGCAACCGGATATCTGGAGATCACGCATCGTCGGATACGCTGACGTGCCGCCCGATCAACTCCTCGCGAACGAAAACAACTTCCGGCGCCATCCCCGTACCCAGCAAGACGCGCTCTCTGGCCTCATCGGTGAAATCGGATATATCGATCCGGTGCTCGTTCAGTCCGGCACCGATCGCGTCATTGACGGTCACCTTCGCGTTGAGCTTGCGCTGCGCACCGGGCAGCCGACCGTGCCCGTGCAGTACGTCGATCTGACCGACGACGAGGCGAACCTTGCATTAGCATCGTTCGATCCGATAAGTGCGATGGCCTACCACGACGCCGCGCAACTCAAGGCGCTGCTCGACGAGGTGTCAACGTCCGACGCGGCGGTCATGGCGATGTTGAGTGAACTGGCCGAGGATGCGGGCGTGATTCCGCCGGATTGGTCCGACGCGATGGGTGGCTTACCCGACGGCGACAAATCTCCGTTTGAGCAGATGACGTTCACGGTATCGACCAAACAGGCTGAGGTCGTTCGTGAGGCATTGTCACAAGCCAAGGGTGGGGGATTCGATACCGACAATGAGAACAGCAACGGCAACGCCTTAGCGCGGATTGCGGAGGCGTACCTCGATGCCGCATGACCTGACCGCCAAAGACATTGTGCTTCGACCGATTGACTCGAAGACCGCGAATGCATTGGTCCGGCGTGTCCACTATTCAGGCAAGGTGGTCAACAATTCGCAACTGCATATCGGCGTCTACCTCGGCGGCAAACTTGAGGGCGTGATGCAGTTCGGGCCGTCGTTGGATAAGCGCAAGTTACAGGGGTTAGTAGCGGGAACCGGGTGGAACGAATTCATCGAATTGAACCGGATGGCGTTCACCGATGCGCTACCCCGCAATAGCGAATCACGGGCGCTATCGATCGCCATGAAGTTGCTTCACAAACATGCCCCGCATGTGAAATGGGTCGTTACGTTTGCCGATGGCGCTCAGTGTGGGGATGGGACGATTTATCGAGCGGCGGGTTTTGTTCTGACGAGTATCAAAGTCAACGATCAGGTTTGGACTGATGGCGGTACGACTGACAGTCGTACCGCCATCACTGCGTTAGGACATAAAGGCGCGTCGGCACAACGTCGGACGATCAGCCGAATGACGGTAACCAAGGGGCAACACATAACCGAAACCGGCGCTTCGTCCATGAAGCAATATGCAGATGCCGGATTCGCGCCGCTAAAGGGCCATCAACTCCGCTATGTCTACTTCCTCGACCCGTCGTGCCGGGAACGATTGACCGTGCCGATTCTGCCGTTTAGTGAAATCGAACGACGGGGCGCGGGTATGTATCGCGGTGAACCACGCGCCGGAAGTGTTGACAGCGACACGCTCGGAGTCCATCCGGGAGAGGGCAGTGCGATCCTGACCTCGGCGCTCCACGATCACGCGATGGCGGCGGACTGATATGGCTGGGCGCAAGACCAAGTACACCCCGCAGGTCATCGACAAACTCGTGACCGCGCTCTCAGTCGGCATGACCGATCAAGACGCCTGCGTCGTGGCCGGGATTACGACCGAAACGTTCTATTCTTGGAGGCGCAACAAGGCTGATTTTTCTGACAGAACTACGCGCGCGCGAGAAGAAGGATGGCAAGCGGCGCTCGCCGTGATCAAGCACTCTGCCATCAAAGACCGCGATTGGCGGGCGGCAGGTGAATTCCTGGACCGTACCAAGTCGGCGTACCGTAAATCGCAAGAGATGCAGGTTACCGGGCCGGGTAGTGGTCCGATCGAGATCACCGAGGTGGAGGTCACACGCACCGTTCCGCCGTTGGTTGAGGCAGCGTCCTAATGGTGGCGCAGATTGCCGCGCCACGACCTGAACTGTCGGTGGTTGAACCGACAGGCAACGGCAAAGGTAAGTTGCGTTTTGCGCTCCATGCCGGACAAACGAGAGCGTGGGATTCCGAAAAGCGATTCGTGCTTATTCTTGCTGGTCTTCAATCCGGTAAAACGTCATTTTACCCTCCGTGGCTCTGGCGCGAGATGAAGCGCAAAGGACCAGGCGACTACCTCGTTGCATCGCCAACCTTCACGCTTTTGGAGCTCAAAGCCCTTCCTGAGTTCAAACACTTCTTTGTCACCAATATGCGGGCTGGAGAGTACAAGGCTTCTCCGATTCGCGAGTTCACATTGAACCGCCGTGGTGAAACGATCCTTTGGGGAGGCCCCCAAGAGACGCCAACGCGTGTGCTCTTCGGCCATGCCCAAGATCCCGATTCGCTCGAGTCTGGCACCTACAAAGCGGCGGTGCTTGACGAGGCGGGGCAAAAGAAGTTCCGGCGCGATTCGTGGGTGAGTATTCAGGGCCGGCTCTCAATCCACGAGGGGCGCGTGCTCTTCCCGACCACCCCGTACACGCTAGGCTGGTTGAAGTCCGAGCTTTACGATCCGTGGGAACGATCCGGGCGCAATCATCCTGAGATCGACGTGATCAATTTTGAGAGCATCGAAAACCCCGTGTTTCCAGCCGCTGAGTTCGAGCGTATGCGCCAGGTGCTTCCGAAGTGGCTCTTCGATATGCGCTATCGCGGTCGCTTCACCCGGCCCGCTGGTTTGATTTACGATTGTTTTGATGAGTCTAAGCACATTGTGCCGAGATTCGCGATTCCGAATGATTGGCTTCGATTCGGCGGTGCTGACTTTGGAGGCACCAACACAGCGGGCGTCTTCCTCGCGCAGGAGCGTTCGGATGGTAAAGTGACCGGGCGGTACTTTGCCTATCGTGAATACCTCTACGGTGGACGCACGATCAAACAACATGCCGATGCCTGGATCAAAGACGAGCCGCGCCGCCCGACGATGATCGGCGGCTCCAAGTCCGAGCACCAGTGGCGGCGAGACTTCGGAGCGGCAGGACTCGCCATCGGTGAACCGCTTGTGCCTGAAGTTGAGGTCGGCATTCAGCGTGTGTACGGCGGGATCACCCTGGACCATCTGTTGATCTTCGATGATCTCCTTGGGTTGCGAGATGAGATCACAAGCTATAGCCGGGAGCTCGACGCGAATGGCGAGCCAACGGAAGTCATCGAAGATAAATCCACCTACCATCGCCTCGACAGTCTAAGATATATTGGGTCACTAATCTTTGGTGAGCCACAGACCACCATCGCCGCCCCGTCTGCCGGCCGCCAAGTCAACGTGTTTGGGTAATCTATAACTGAAGTGATCATCCAATTACTCTCCGGTTTTGGCGGTCTATCGCTTGGAGTTGTATTTTACAAGTGGCGAGATCGATGTCGTTCGAGAGATGACGAAAAGAATCTTGCGTTACACCTAGTACAGCAACGGCGCGCGGAGATCGCACAGTGGAAGACTGAGGCCATGCAAACTATATCGTATCCTGGTGGTAGCGAAAGCGGCGCGGACACCGTGAATCCGAGGCTGGCTGGCATTGCCGTGCATGGATGGTCAAACTGATGACCGATTCGACCAAGATCACCGTCAACCCCGTCGGCTCCCCCGGCCTCAACGTCATGGGCGGCTACATCTACGAAGAGTGGGACCGGCGGCTCACGGGCACGAAGGCGATCAAAACCTATCGCGAGATGGTCGACGATCCGAACGTCTACGCGGTGCTGTTCGCGATCGAATCGATGGTGCGCGCGGTCGGGTTCCGGATCGACGCCGCCGACGATTCCGAGCCCGCGAAGGCTGAGGCCGAATTAGTCCACACCGATTTCGACGAGATCGATGGCGCATGGGGCGATACGTTCTCAGAGATTCTCTCGTGCATCCCGTTCGGCTTCAGCCTGATGGAAGTGCTGTACAAGCGGCTCGAGTCCGGCCGGGTGACGTGGGACCGTTGGGCGCCGAGAGCGCAAGAAACGATCCAGGAATGGACGTTCGATCAAACGACCTGGGAAGCGACGCACGCGATTCAGCAAGCGCCGCCGCGCAACAAGCGGGTGTCGATCCCGCTTGATCGCTGCCTGCACTTCCGCATTCGCCCGAGGAAGCAGAACCCTCAGGGTAGTTCTCTCCTTCGACCTTGTTTCGATCCCTGGTATTTCACCAAGCACATTCAACGGATCGAAGCAATCGGGATCGAGCGGGACCTGACGGGTATCCCCGAGATCGGGATACCGGCTGACGACTATAACGATGAGACGAAGCGCACGGCCTGGGAGCAAGTCGGATCACAGATCAAAGCCAATGAGGCCGCGTACATGCTCCTGCCGACCGACGTGTTCGCGAATACCTCAGTTCCGCGGTATTCGTTCCGGCTCGTCACCACGGCCGGCGAGCGTTCGATCGACACCGACGCGGTGCTTGCCCGCTACCAGCGCTCGATCTTCCGCGCGTTCCTGGGTGGATTCCTCACGCTGGGCGATCAGGGCGTCGGCTCGTATGCGTTAGGTTCCACGCAAGCGGATCTCTTCATCACGGCCGCCAAGGCGCTCCTGGAGGGCATTCAGGACACGATCAATGTCAACGGCGTCCGGCGACTGGCCGCGATCAACGGCGTACCGGACGAACTGATCCCGACGTTTCGGTTCAACGAGGTCAAGCAGACGGATGTGACAGCGTTCGCGCAGACGATGGTTGCGCTGGCGACGGCGGGATTTGTCGATCCGAACGACCCGAAGATTCAGCAGCATGTGTCCGATGTGCTCGGGTTGCCAATGATGGACGATGTTGTTGACGACGACACTGAAGCGCCCGCGAAACCACCAGTGAAGCAACTGCCGTCGGGCGAGCAGATGACGCCTGAGCAGATGCAAGCAACTGAGTCGCTGGCGTTCGCGGAGAAAAAGCAGTTGACGGCGGACCAGATCAAGCGGGCGGTTAAGGCGTGGAGCGATGCGATGAAAGGCGAGAAGAACGCGCCGCCGCTCGATGTCGAGGTGGTTGGTGAGGAGGATGCGCCCTAATGGCCGGTACATGGCAGTGGGACGCAATAGCTAAAGCGTATCGATCACCGTCCGGCCGCAAGCTCACGCCGCACGCGACCGCCAACCTGCGCAACCGCTTCGCCGCCGCCCGCTCCGAGATCGCCCGCATGCTCGCTAACGACTTCACGTCGGGCGTCCTGACTAAAGCGCAGTTCTCGACCGCGTTCGAGGTGTTCATCGGCGACACGATGACCGCGAGCTTCCTTGCCGGCCGGGGCGGGGTGAACGCGATGGTCGACGCGGATATGAAGTCGATCCTCGATCTCATCACCGATCAACTGGGATTTGCTGACGAGTTCGTGAAGGAGATGGACGGGCTGAGCGCGGAGCAGATCGCGAACCAGGCGAGTCTGTACGGAGATGCCGCGGTGAAGGGATTCGAGGAGGGGCACGGGGCGAGCCACGGCGCTGATCTCCCGGGGTATCCAGGGGATTGGAGCACCCCCTGTGCAAGTGGCTGTAGGTGTTATTGGGAAATTGTAACGGATAACAAGGGTACTACTTATAACTGGATCACCGCGTCAGACGATCGCGTGTGTTCAGGGTGCGAACAACGCGGCCGGGATTGGAATCCGTGGACTCCAAGCGAGTGAGCGCCGTCGCGTTGACTCATCCTGAGCCGCAGACCGAGCGAAGCCACATGCGCTACGTTCGCTGCCCTGGCGTGCTGTGCAACCATGCGATCTTCATGGAGACCGAGGGGATCATTGATCCGCCGAAGGATTTCAAAGGAACGGTGATTCGTCAGCAGTGCATCTGCAAGGACCGGCGATGCAAGCGGGCGTTCACGGTTCGCATTGGAATCGTGATACATTGACGACGAACTAAAGACCCAGGCTACGCGCCCTGATCGGCAGAGACGTTACGCACGTCGAGCCGGGATAGGCGCGTTTCCCTATGTCAGCACTCTTCCAGAAATTCATGCAGGTCAATGCGGCGGGGGTCGAGGTTTCGTCGGAGATTGCGACCGAAACCGTGTCAGTGACCACGACGGGGTCAGCTGGAACCGCAACCGGCAGCGCGGTGTCGGGTGAGCTCAACGGGTTCCTTCTTGACATTTATCTCGACTTCCATGCCTCCGCTCCAGCGACGACGGACACGACGATCGCGCACACCGAGCCGACGATGGGGAATATCCTCGTCGTCTCGAATAGTGCGACCGATGCGCTTATTACGCCTCGGGCAAAAGCGGTGGATAGCGCGAACGCGGCGATCACGAACTCGCACGACAAAGTTCCGTTAGATGGAACCGTGACCATCAGCCTCGCGGAGTGCGACGCACTCACGAACGCGCTGGTTGCTCGTATTCGCTATCTCCGGACGGTGTAGTCGATGAGTGACCGCGACACACCAGGAGACGGTGATGAGTTTGACGGATGGAGGGTCAGATGGTCCAGCCGTCGCCGCCGCAACTACCAGCGCGGAGAGCTCCACGAGCCGGTGCTCATCCTCACCAAGCCGGGGCGGTCCTGGGTCGAGGTCAAGGGCCAATGCGAGATCGACCGCCCGGTGATGCTCGCGCACGGGATGGTGAGTGCATCGCTGTGCGACGCGCATTTCGCCCACCAGTGGGGGGATGAGGCGGCGGCGATCCGCTACGAGATCGAAGCCGAGCGGTGGCGGCAAATCGTGAAGGTTCGAACAATCGGCGCGGCAGTCCAACGTGTGGGCGCCGCACGCATGGCAGTAGAACCGGCGGGAGCCGGAGCGAAAGGACGGTAACCAGTGGCAGTCAGCAATAAGTGGTACGGAAATGCGTTTTTGGCCGCCTTCGATAAGGAGATCGATTATCTCGCCGACGATATCGCCGTGACCCTGCATACCGTGACCTACGTCCCGGATCAGGACGTTGACGATTATGCCGACGATGCGACGAACCAACTTTCGACCGCAAACGGGTACACGTCTGGTGGCGAGTTGCTCGGGAGCAAGACGAACGATTACACGTCGGGCACCAACGTCGTGGCGTTCAAGGCGGCCGACGTGGTCTGGACGGCAACGGGCACGCTGACGGCGAGACTGGCCGTAGTTTCGGACACGACACCAGGCACGGCGGGGACAAACCCGTTGCTCACCTATCACTTGAGCGATGCAGATATTTCAGCCACGGATGCATCCTGGACCTTCGATTTACCTGCCGGAGGTTTTGCCACGATAACACCTGCTTAGGGAAACTATGGTCTCCATTCTGTTCCGCGAAGAATGGGGCCGATGCTTCCTCGACTTACGCCGTATTTACCGGCAAGGGATCGCTGCGTATGACGACCGGATGCGTAGTCAAGACGAATAGCAGCAACCTGCTCGGTGGTCAATTTGGACCGACCGTTACGTTCTCCTGTCCTGCCACGATCTTCGGAGGAAAGAAGCAGATGGGTAGGAACATCGCAACGCGGCTCATCGTCGGTTTTCCAGTACTCGTTGCGGACGATGACGGATACCAGAGATTTACTGACGCGGAACTCGGCAGCCAGGGAGCGGACAGTGCATTGCCCGGTGGCATAAGCTGCGCGGATAACCTCAACCTTAGCGTTAGTCAGTTTCGATTGCCCGTTCCCCTCGCCGCGCGGTCGCTTCTCCGGGTGCGTGTTGGCTCCATTCTTCTCGCCGTATGGCCGGCACTCCGGGTGAAGATGCGAGCCGTTCTCGTCTCCACGAAGGACCAACTCAGGCAATCGTCGCGTCCAGTGATCATCCCCACGAAGGACGCGCTCGGGATACAGACGCATGCCGTTCTTGTCTCCCACTGCTTGGCGTCCCTTGGCGACCATATCGGCCATGTTATCGGCCGGAGTACCAAGCCAAAGATGCTTAGGATTCACGCACGACGGGTTGTCTCCGTTGGGGCAGTTGTGGCAAACGTGAAGGCCATCTGGAATCGATCCGTGGTGCAACCGCCAAGAAAAGCGGTGAGAAAAAATCAAATGCCGCTTCACGGAAAATCTACCGTAGCCGGATTCAGTACGCCCGCCGATCCACAACCAACACGAATCCGGTCCGCCGGAGCAATCGACTTTCGACCAAAAACGGGTAACGTCGCGTGGGGTAAACTGATCGAGCATTGCAGACTCCTATCTGTGGTGCCACGGCCCCGGCGAGACCATTCGCGCGGGGTCACTTTGTTGCCCTCCATTTTACCATTTTCCGCGCATTCACGCGGGTTTTACGGATACGAACGATGAGACCGACGAAAAAGCCGCACCCCACGAAACCTCCCCCGCTCCTCGCCGGAAGCCGGTTCGGGGTGGGGGTGCTGGGCGCGTTTATCCTGGGGAGTTAGCCAATGCCCTACACACATACAACCAAATCGGACGGGCAGACGCTGACTGCTGCCGAGTGGAACGCGGTCGGCGATGCGGTTGAGTCGGGCACGGTGTCCGTTACCGAAGTCCTTGTCGCCGCGTCCAACGCGCCCGCGAAGACCATTGCCGGCGCGGATTACGGCTGCGATGGCACGGACGATCATGTCCAGATTCAGGCAGCGATTGATGCCGCGCAGGCCGATGTCGATGCGCACGGCGGAGCCATCGAGCTCAAACTGATTGGCGACTTCAAAACCGCCGATACGATTGAGTGGAAGTCATGCCCGCTCGTTGGCTCCCAGACCAAGCACGGCACATCGCTGCGCTGGGACGGCGCGGCGGGCGGTCTCATGATGACAAAAAACCATACGCTCGAAGGCGGCATGTCGCTCAACCATATGCGCGAGATTCAGTTCCGAAGCGGCACCGCTGAGCCGCTCAACTTCCTCGAATTCCCGCACAGCACGGACTCAGGCAAGTACGTTGACGCGGAGCTCCAACTTCAGCGTGTCAAATTCTTTGGATCGTCCGGGTCCGGCATCAAAGTCGGGCGCTGGGTCAATCTCCATTGGGAGCATTTGCGATGGGATAACGTCGGCGGGTACGCGATTGAGCTCAAGGCGGGCCAGTTCGACAACCAGGCGGACTTCTGCATCGATGGCTTTAGCTATGATCACAGCCGCACGTCATCGCGCGGACTTGGTTTTCTCAACATTGACCTGACGACCCATCCCAGCAACGCGGGAACGGTCACACTTAAGAATGCCCGCGTCGAGGTTAACAAGGCATGGGAAGGCAACCAAGCCTTCGTCAATCTCTACCACGGCGCGGATTCCACCGCATCAGCTCGCAGCGTGCAGCTCCATATCGAGGACATCACGTTCCAGGATGTCGGCAACGGCGAAGCCAAGATGACCGACGATTGCATCATCTACCGGGACACCGCCAACACAACCCAGAGTGAATCGTTTTATATCGAGAACTGCGTATGGACATCGGATTCCGCCGTCCTTGGTGGAACATGGCCGACGACGCAGGTGATTCCGGCGATGCCACCCGCCGGATTGATCCAGTTGATGGTCAACGGCAGCGTGCTTCGTTTGCTTGACGGCGTGTCGGTCAAAGTCGTGGCGGGCGCGGTTAGCGACGGGAGTTTCGCGCCGACCACGGTTCCGGACGGTACAGTCGCAATCGATTCGACCAACGGACGATTTTATTTCAAGTACGGCGGGGCTTGGCATTACGTAACCCAGACAGCGTAGGAGGCGAGCGGTGGCGTTCGTCTCGGACAGCTTCACCGATACCGATACAACCGAACTGTCGCTCCACACCGGCGAAACCGGGGCGACCTGGACAAAGCACGCCTCGTATAGCACGCTCATCACGATCGTCGGCAACCGTGCCGTGGTGCCCGCCACGACCAATACGCTCTACTACGCGAGCGGAACGCCCACCAACGCCGATTACGATGTTGAGGCAGCGATTACTCCGAAGGCCGTTGAGGCCAACGTCGGCATCTGCGCCCGGATCGACACGTCGGCGAACACGCTCTACATCCTGCAATACGTCGCCGCCAGCACCCGCTGGGAGATCGGACGATTCAGCGCCGGGTCGTACCAAGCGCTCGGCACCTTTACCCAGACACTCACCGTTGATCAGGCGTACGCGGTCAAGTTCGAACTGCGCGGCGACGCACTCAAGGCGTACATCGACAGCGTTGAGCGGATCAGTGTCACGGATAGCACCATCACGGCAGCGGGGCGCGTCGGCATCCGGGGCTCTCGGGTTGGCGCGGACGCGGCGACTCGTGGTCTGCATGTCGATGATTTCAGCGCGAGCGATCCAGCGGTCGCGGGTCAATTCGCCCGTCCCGACGCGGATGTGTCGGCCGGGACGTGGACCACCGCTCCGCTCTGGAGCAGCATCGACGAAGCGGCGGCTGACGACGGCGATCTCATCACCTCGTCAACCACCTCGGGCAGTACGTGCGAGGTTGCGCTCTCCGACGTAACCGACCCCGCCGTCTCCACCGGGCACATCGTCCGCTACCGCTACAGCAAGACGGCGACTGGGGGTAGTAGTCCGAACATCACGGTCGATCTGGTCGAAAACACGACCGTTCGCGCGAGTAGCGGCGCGGTCGCGATCCCGGACGCGACGACCTGGAACGACGGAACGTTTACCCTGACTGGCGGGGAAGCCGACTCGATCACGGACTACGCGGACCTGCGGTTGCGCTTCACGATGACGCGAGCCGGGGGATCTGCTCGCGGCGCTCGGGTAAGTTGGGCAGAGTTTGAGGTCCCAGCGGCTGGGACTCCGGCGTCCCTAACGGTGGCAGCGGCAACGGCGCCCGCCGCTGGGGGCACAGTCAATCTCCTGGTTGCCGCGATCCTATCGGTCACGGCGGCAACCAGTGCAGCGGCGGCAGATGGTGCGCTCACCGTTCCGAATGCACTGACCGTCACCGCAGCTGAGGCAACCGCCGCTGGCGATGCGAACATCACCGCCGCGTCGATCCTGACCGTGACCCCGGCTGAATCCCCGGCGGCAGGCGGGTCGGTCAACCTGTCGGCGGCGTCCCTGTTGACGATTACACCTGCCGAGTCCCCCGCTGCCGCTGATGGCGCACTCACCGGGCAAGGCGCTCTGGGCGTCGTCAACGCCACCGCACCGGCCCAGGCCGAATCTGTCGATCTCGTTGGTTCGGCGGTCGCAAGCCTCATGGTTGATCCCGCGACATCCGCCGCCGCTGGTGGACCCGTGAACTTTACGGCGGCGGCGCGGATGGTCATCTCCGAGGGATTCGAGCTCGGTGAGGACCTGCTCGGCACGGGCACGCTGGGCACAGGTCTCCCGTCGGCTAGTGCTGACGGTGGAGCGGTCACCTTTGCCATTACGTCGGCGCTAATCGTCACCCCTGCTGAAGCACCGGCATCGGGTGGCACGGTCAACCTAACTGCAGCCTCGTCATTCGCGATCACACCGGCTGAGGCTTCGGCTGTTGGCGATGGCGCGTTGACCGGGCAAGGCGTGCTCGGGGTTTCGATCGCGACCGCTCCCGCTGCTGGTGGGGCGGTTGATCTGCTCGGTGATGTGAGCGCGGCGGGCACGTTGACCGTGGCGGCTGCTGAGGCTCCGGCAGCTGTTGATGCCAACCTCACCGCCGCGTCCGTGTTCGCGGCTAATACGGCGACGGCCACCGCGCAGGCGGAAACATCCGCACTGATCGGACAGGCCCGGCTCGCGGTGGTTGCTGCCGAAGCGGCGGCACAGGCCGAGACCGTCAGTCTCACTGGGCAGGGCATCCTGTCGGTTACCGGCGCTGAGTCGCCCGCGCAGGGTGAAGGCGTCACGTTCGATGCCGCCGCCCGGATGGTGCTGGCCGAAGCTCTGGCAAGTGCCGAGGCGGGCGCGGTTTCGCTCAATGCCGGTGGCGCGGCGTCATTGACGGTCAGTCCGGCGACAGCAGACGCGGCGGCTGACAGCGCGTTCACGGCGGCGGCGACATTCGGCGTGACCACGGCGACCGCTGTTGCCGAAGGCGCGGCGGTTTCGTTTGACGCCGCGAGCAGGATGGTCCTAGTATCGGCGCTCGCGGCCGCGGCGGGCGGGGGCGTTACGCTCGCTGCACCAGGCGCGCTCGCCGTTGATCCAGGCGCGGCTACGGCGGCGGCCGACGGCGCTATGGTTGGGGCTGCCATCCTGTCATTGGATGCAGCGATCGCCGTCGCCGCAGCAGCTGGAGATGTGAATTCCGCTGGGTCAATCGCGTTCCTCGGGCGGTTGACGATCAGCGCCACCGGCGGACTGGTTACTGTGACGAATACAGACGGCGACCTTACCATAACGCAATCAGGTGGAGTCCTGGCAATCACAGGAGGTCAATACGATGACTGAGCCGATCTATGTTGGACAAACGTTTCGCGCCACCGCGAGCGAATTGGTTGACGCCGCAGGGGTCACGCTGACCACGCCGGTCGTTACGATAACGATCACTGATCCCGACGATGATGTGACGGTTGGAACGGTGGTTCCCAGTGGGTCAACCTATTACGCGGAATTCGAAGCCGACCGGCGCGGCATCCATACGATCGTGGCGCGCGCGGTCGCTGGGGGTGGCACATGGATTGACAAAACGGAGGTTACGATCTCGTGACGCTGACACCGAACTTGCATACGTTGCGAACATAGCGTAGAGTCTTCCGTAATTATCGATTCTGGGCCACGCGCCCTCTGCTTCTGAGCTACGCGCTCCAAAGCATTGGGCGTTTTGCATGTCCCGGACCTGGACCTCATTCCAATTCGCCAAACCCGATAAGCGATCATCGGCCATGGTTGGCCTCTGGCTTGCGCCCGAACCAGCCGCAACGCTCGCGCTCGATGGTCAACTCCCACCCGACCAACTGCATATCACGCTCGCGATCCTGGAGGCCGATGCCGCCAGCCTGAGCGACGTGCAGCAGGCGCGTTTCCTGACCACGGTTGACGATCTCGCGGCTTGGACCGCGCCGCTTTCCGGCGATGTCGCGGGCATGGGCCGGTTCTACGCGTCGGACTCGAGCGACGGTCAAGACGTGCTCTTTGCGATTCCGAATGTCGAGGGCTTGGGAAAACTCCGGCACCGGCTGTGCGAGAACCTTGGGTACGCGCAACTCCCGCACAAAGACGACTTCGAGTTCTTTCCGCACATTAGCCTCGCCTACGTCGCGTCCGGCGCCGAATCGCCCGTGGCTGCCGTCGCAACGACTCCGCTCAGTTTCACCGCCCTGACCGTCGTCATGGGCGATCGGATGACCACCGTCCCCCTTCGTGGTTGGTCCGACGGCGCGATGTCCTACGCCGATGCCGGGATCATCGGCGAGGGGCACCGCCTGTTCACCGAACTGCAAACCTACATCGAACCGCCTGAATGGCTTCCGCTCATGCCGGCCCCCGGCAACTACGTGCACCGCGACTACGGCACGGTCGATTTACCGGCGGATCGGATCGAACGGCTTGTGGCCAGCATCAATAACGGGGTCTATCAAAAGTCGATTCCGATCGATGTCTCGCACGACAAGGACGATCTCGACCTAAACGGCGGGCTCGGCTGGTTCGGCACTGCCCGCATCAATGCCGACGGCTCCGCCGATGTGCGGGTCGAATGGACGCCGCGTGGCACGGAAGCGCTGCTGGCGGATCGGTTCCGGTACGTCAGTCCGGAGTTCGCGCTCTCATGGAAAGACGAGGACGGTGTTGATCACGACGATGTCGTGCTTGGCCTGGCCCTCTGCACGAATCCCTTTTTCAAGGACCTCGCGATCGATCGTGCGCTCGTTGCGTCCGAGCGCGGCGCGTCCGTTTCCACGCTTTCTCTTGTTCATCAGTTTGGCGAGCCGGTGCGGTTCGTCGCGAAGGATCAGGCGCACCGCGCGCCGGAGGAAACACTCATGGCAGACGAGAAGCCAGCAGTTGCCCCCACGGCTCAGCAGTTCACGGAGTTGAGCCAATCGTTCAGCGATCTCAAGACGAGTTTCGGCGAGTTGCAGCAGAAGTTCACCGAGTCGGAGACGGCGCGCGAGACTGAGAAGACCGCACGCGAAGCCGCCGAAGCCAAAGCGACCGAAGCCGATGCCCGCATCCAGGCGATGGAAGACGCGAAGCGGCGCAAGGAATTCACGGACGAGGTTCTCGGTAAGTCGGACGCGAGCGGGATTCGCTGGTTCGGCAACGCCGATAACCACATCAAAATCCTTGAATCCTTTACCGACGATGCGCTCCGGCAGACCTACATCGACGAACAACGTGAGAACGCGAAGCGGATGACGGCGGCCGCGATCAAGCCGGAGATTGGCAGTGATGCGCCGGGAGAGACCGACATTCAGTCTCAGTACAACGCCGAGGTCACGCGGGTAATGACGGAATCGAAGGTGTCCAAGGCGCAGGCAACCCGCACGGTGTTGCGTGAGAACCGGGAGCTCGCGGCCGCGGTTGCGGCTGGAAAGGTCAAGTAAATGGCGTGGGAAGGTCCAATGATCAAAGCGCCCGCGCTCGTCGCGGCCGGCGATCTCTCAACCAAGCAGTATTACTTTGTGAAGCTGAGCGCGGCAAACACGGTTACGGTGTGCACCGGAGCGACCGACAAGCCGTACGGCGTGCTCCAGAACACCCCGGATGCTGCGGGCGAGCCTGCTGAGGTTTGCGTATTCGGCTTCACCAAGGTCAGCGGCGACGCCAACCTTGCGTACAACGATTCCGTCGGCACCTCGGCGGACGGACAGGCTGCGACCTACACCGTGTCCGATACCACCAAGTACATCGTCGGAGTTGTTCAGGAGGATAACGCGGCGGCCGGTGGCCTAGCGACGATCTTCCTTCATGGGCCTGGCCGGGTCCTGGCCTAAGCCGAGAAGGAGTAACGTACGATGGCTCAGCCCACACTCAGTTCAGTCCATATCAATCAGCCTTTGACACAGATTAGCGTCGCGTATCTGCAATCGGTAGATCACTACATCGCGACGAAGGTCTTTCCGATCGTGCGCGTCGGTAAACGCACGGACAGCTACTTCATTTACACCAAAGACGATTGGCGTCGCGATGAGGCGAAGATTCGACCACCGGGAACCGAGTCCGCTGGCTCCGGCTACGGGCTCAGCACAGCGACCTATACCGCCGACGTGTTCGCGTTCCACAAGGATGTCGACGGGCAAACACTTGCCAACTCAGACGATCCGCTGCGACCGTACGAGGACGCGACAGAGTACGTCACCCAGCGCTTGCTGCTCCGGCAGGAAAAGCAATGGACGGCCGACGCATTCGTCACCGGCGTGTGGGGCACCTCGACTACACCCTCCGCGCTGTGGAGCACCTATGCGACGTCGGTCCCGATCACCGATGTCGAAACCGCGAAACGCACCATCTTGATCAATACCGGCTTTATGCCGAATACGATGGTGGTCGGGTACGACACGTACATTCAACTGATCAACCATCCCGATATCGTTGACCGGCTGTCGAACCAGTCAGACCGAATTGTCAACGAAGGGAAGCTCGCCTCGATCTTCGGACTCCCGAACTTCTATATCGCCAAGGCCTCGGAAAATACCGCCGTTGAGGGCGAAACCGCGGTCAACGCCTTCGTCCAGGGCAAGCACGCCTGGGTCGGCTATGTTGCGCCGAATCCATCGCTGTTGACTCCGAGCGCGGGCTACACCTTCGTCTGGGATTCCGTCTCGGGCGGCATCGGTGAGGACATCGCGATCATGCGGCTCGATATGCCGTGGATCGACAGTGTGCGGATCGAGGGGCAGCTTGCATTCGATAATAAGTTGGTCGCAACAGATTTAGGTTACATGTTCGTTGATGTGGTCGCATGACCTAGCTAACAGTTAGGAAGGGCAACCATGAGATTTCAAGTACTTCGCCCGGTTGATCTCGGTAGTGGCATCGTGCAACCGGGGGAGATCGTGACGGATGACGGATGGGCGGATCGACGGGCGCAGCAGATGGTCGCACAGCGATTGATCACGCCGGCCGATCCGTTCCAGCCGGGTGATCCAGTGCCGACGGTCGGTCGACAAACACAGACACAACGACGGGGCTCGCGCGGCGTGTCCCAGTCGCAGCGGAGGTAACACCCAATGGGTAACGCACTGAATATCGGAGCGTTCAGCGTCGATGCGATCACGAACGCAGGGATCGCAGACGAGGCGTTCGGCGAAGAGCACTACGACGCGTATGCAATGGCGGCCCTAGCGCTCGGCAAGCGGGTCACTCGCGACACGGCCACGCTTCCGGCTGGAGTCGCGACGCCGTATTTCACGGTCACGGGCGGGCCGATTCTGCTTGTGCAGATTTATGGCGTGGTCACCACGATCGTGCAAACGCAGGCATGTAATGCCAAATTGATCGCAAACCCGACCACTGGATCTGATGTCGATCTGTGCGCGGTGCTTAACATCACAGCGGCTGCGGCGGGCAGTTTCTTCACCATCACTGGAACGGTTGCTGACGCGCTGTTGAATCTCGTTGCTGTCAAGGCAATGGTGACTCCGCTCATCATCCCGGTCGGCTCGATCGACTTATCGATGTCGGCAACGAATACAGGTGCGACTCGCTGGGTGGCGCATTACCTTCCACTCGAAAGCACGTCAGTCCTGGCGGCTGCCTAAGTCGAGGTTTGAATCGGGGGTCATTGGATGAATCGCACGCACGGAAAAGAAGTCATCGGTGCGCTCGCGCTGAAACCATCGACCGCGACCGGATCAGCCAACGCATCAACCTGTCACGCCGCAAGCGGCAAGATCACGACCGAATCGGCCACGACCGCGGCCGGAGCGACGTTTACCGAGACGATCACGAACGATCAAATCGCGGCAGCGGATATGGTCTTTGCCTCGGTGACAACGACGGGGACAGGGTCTCCCGTGGTTACGAAGGTCACGCCGGGGGCTGGCTCGGTGGTGATCATTATTCAAAACATCCATGCGTCGGCCGGATTCAATGCGGCGCTCGTGATTTCGTTTGCCGTGCTGAAGGCGAGTTGACCGGTCCGGTAAGCGGTCACATGGATTGACGCAAACGCGGGGGCGGACGAGTGCAAGTTCGTCCGCCCCTTTTCAGTCAGGAGCTATCGATCAATGCCAGACACCGCACAGATCACTCTTCACGTTCGCATCCGTCGCGTGTGGCCGCTCCATGTGGCCGCGCTGGTTGCACGCGTGTGGCCGTCTGTCGGTCGGTGGCTGTTCTGCCGGGTACTTGGTATGCCTCGCCTTGACTATCGCACGGGCAAACGGTGGCAGCCACTCGGATCGATTGATGACTTGTTTGAGGTGACGTGCTGATATGGCGTACGACCCGACAGTAGCTGGCAGCGGTCGCAATCTCGTGAGGCACTACCTCGGTGGGGCGCTCACGAACGATGTGCTGACCGACGACGAGATCGACTTGTATTTGACGGGCGGGGCGCTCGCCAAATCAAGCACGATCCTGGCGGCTGTCGCGTGCGGCGAATATCTGCTCAGGCAGGCCAGCTACCACGTCGATATCCGGGAGGGCGGCGCATCCGCCACGCTTTCGCAACTCGCGCCGCAGCTCCGGTTGATGGTTGCCGAGTTGCGAGCCGTCGCGGCGGGGGCGGCTGGGCCTACGGCGCTGCTGGCATCGATCAATGTCGACTCCGCGGGCAACACCCGCCTGCCGTCGTTCACGCGAGCGATGGGCGATATCCGGGACGATGCGCCCAAAGCCGTGGATTGGGCGGACGCATGAGCTTCCTGCTGCAACGCCAGAACGCCGCCTTTCAGCGCGCCCTTAGGCCATTCAAGGGGCCGGACACGGGCACCGGTTCGTGTGAGGTTCGGTATGCCGCCGATGCCTGGGTGGCTGGGGATTCCTACGCCTGCCATTATGAGATGACGCCACCAAAGACGGGCGCTTCGATCGACTACGAAGCGGGCAACGGCTACGGCTATACGGTGTGGTTTGACGAGGTCCCCGCGACGGAGCCCGTGCCGGCCGATACCGTGATTGTGAACGGTATCACCATCTCCGTGCAGCGGGTGCCGGAGCGCGGCAACCTGACGCCGGGGTTCCGGATCGAGGGGGTGGGTCGTGGTTGATTCCACCCTCCATATCGACACGAGTGATATTCGCAAGAAGATTTACTACAAGTATGGGCGTCCGGCGGTCGACATTCTCGTCGCCGAAATGCGCACCGCGTTCCAGGATTCCGGCAAGATCGCGCAGCACGAAGCCAATGTCCTCATCACGGGTGGCGAGGAATCGAACCTCGCGAAAGCGTCCACCGTCACGGTACGCGAAAGCGCACGGGATATCTCGGCGATCGTCTCCTGGGACGGCGCGCGATCCGCGACTGGATTCCCCTACGCCGCGTCCGTCAATACCGGACGTAAGGCGTTCGGGCCGATCACGGCGAAGGCGCTGCGCTTCGAAATCGACGGGGAAGTCATTTATACGAAGTGGGTCAGGGCGTTCCCAGGGATTCAGTTCACCAAGCGCGGAACCGCGAACGCGCGGCCGAAGATCATCGCCCGTATGACGAAGATGCAGCACAACGTGCATCGTAGGCTGGCAGCGCCATGAGCCTCCTGGCCGCGCTCGCGGTGCTGCAAACCCGGCTTGATACCATCGTCAGTTTGACCACGGTGGTTGACGAGATCACCGAGCTCGATCCAAGCGCCGCTGAATTGCCCGGGATCTGGATGAAGGTCGGCGCTCCGATCAGTGGACTCGATGAAGAGCTGGGCACGATGGACCGCATGACGTTGATCTGGCCGATTGATCTGTACTGTCTGTGCTGCATTCGATCGAAAGACATCGCCGTCGACCTCTCGCTCACGATTCCGATCCTCGAGTCGGTCATCGAATCGATCAACGGCAACTTGACGCTGTCGAACACGCTCGACGGTGTGATCACCTACGCCAATCCCATGACCGACGGACCGGGGGTCATTCCCTGGAAGCAGACCGCGTATACGGGGTTCGTGCTGCACACGAGGCTCCCGATTCTGACGAGTGCCACGTACGGCGTCTAGGAGGTCTTCATGCCAGAGCCAGTCGTTATCTACACATTCACACCGCAATTCGAGGGCGCGTATTTGAAGGATGTGCCGAAGCGCGATTTGACCGCAGTCGACGTCGCCAACATGACCGGGGCGCAGATGCGCGATGCGTTCAGTCCGCATCCTGTCCACGGCACGCCGCTCTATACGCCGGTCGATCCATCGAGCGCGCCGGACTTTTCGCACGTCCATGAGGCGCCGATCGAGATCATCTCGGAAGAAGAGCAGGCGCAGCGCCGGGCAGCGGGCGCGGCCGAAGCCAAACGCAAAGCCGACGCCGCGAAAGCGACAACGAAAGACACGGGCAAGGACGGTGAATCATGACGGTTCCAGTCGGACCTCCAAACTATCAGCAGCTCGTGCGGACGCAGGTCGGCGTTGAAACCATCCGCGGCACCTCCGTCACCAAAACCAACAAGTGGTACGGTCGCCTGGCCTTGACCCGCCGTCAGCCTCTGGCCGATTCCGAGGACTTCGACGGCTCGTTCTTCGGTGACGTCGAGCCGGTCCGTGGCGCGATGATGGTCGACGGCACGTACTACCAGCCGATGGCGTACGAGGATGTCCATCTGTTGCGCTACGCCGTCAAAGGCGGGGTGACGCCGGTGACCGATGGCGAGACGACGCCGGGTTATCTCAGCACCTTCCGCCACACCGGCAGCCGCGATGATCTCGATACCGCTTCGATCGAGTACGGCACGCCGGAGATGATCTGGGCGTGCAACGGGATCATGTTCCCGGAGTTCACATTTTCGAGCGATATCGACGATCCGCAGGCAGTGTGGAAATTCAACGCTCGCGCGATCGGACTCTCAAAGGACCTGAAGGCCGGACTCGATGACGTCGCCGCAACGTCCGGCACAACCACCACGTTCGTCAAAACCGCGTGGGGCTTGACGGGCTCCGCACACGTTGGCGCATGGATTCATGTCAAGAGCGGTACCGCCGGCAATATCGGGCTGTGGCGCGAAGTCACAGCCAATGACACCACGTCGTTAACCTTTGCCGCGCTGCCGTCTGCCGTGGCGTCTGGCGATGTGATCGACGTCTATCCGGTTTTCACAGCCGCTGTCGCCGATCGCGCACGTGAGAAGATCATCGGGCCGGGGACGAAACTTTACCTAGATCCGCTAGGCGGCACGATCGGAACGACTGAGATCACCGGGCGCTTTATTTCCTGGAGTGTCACGAGCCAGATCAACGCTGCCTACAAGCGCTTCCAGGACAATGTCGCCACAATGTCGAACCGGGTCGATCGCGGCACGATCCGGATGACGGGTCAGGTGGTGCTGGAATTCGACCGCAAGGCCGAATGGGATCTGTACAAGGCGATGACGCCGAGCTTGATTCGCATCGAGCAAACCGGCACGACGATCGACGCCGGCGCCGGTACGACCAAGAGCGCGACGATCGATCTTTACCGTGCGGTATTCGATGATCCCACAGAAACAATACGTGGCAACAATGTTATCGCCACGTGGCCATTTAGAGCGTACAAATCCGTTGCTGAGTCTGTTTACGGAGAGTACGCGCTGAAGACAACCGCAGCGGCATTGCTGGCCTAATCGATGAGCTCATCCCCGCTCACCTGCCGGTGCGGCCGCATCCTGGCGACGAGGCACCACGGTGGGCGGGTGCATGTCTGTGAGCGGATCGGGGTCGTACTGGAGCCGACGGGGCAGTTCGGGCCGTTCGCGCGGTTGACGTGTGTGTGCGGGGCAGCACGGAACGTGACGATGGCGCGGGGATCGGCTACGCCGGGGGATCGGGACTTGCGTTTACGCGATCTATCCAGTCCGCGATCCGTTCAGGATGATACAACCGGACATCTGTCAGTCGATCAAAGATCCCCGGATGTGCCGCACGCATAACAGTCAACTCACGGCAATTGGTCAATCGTCTAGCGTCTTCCCACTTTTCAATCCAGCGACCTCCGCGAGATCGCACCACAAGCCGGACGCGATCCCCGGCATTGCCGACGTTGAATCCGCAGATGTACGCCTTCGCTCCAACAGATGCGACGTTGGTTGCCTCTGCATAGTTGCAGGCGATGGCGCGGACCTCGTCCGTATTCGGTTCGCTCATTCCTCATCCTCGTTGAGTTCTTGGATTCGACTCAAAGCAACCGCGTTGCGAAGACGACGTATGAGACTTGCCTCAACGTCGGTGATTGATTCGATTGCGAGTTGCTGGAGGTGGTCCCATAGCCATGCGGCATCCTGGTTCTCAAACGTTACGACACGGACGGTTTGGTTCTCTCTCATTTATCATCCTCCGGCGTCAACTCCCGTGGCTCGACACCGAGCGGCGTCTTCTTCCGGCCGCGTCCTGGAATAAGCAGCGCCGAGATAATCCTAACGTCACGATCATCAAACACGAGTAAGCGGGCACCGATCTGCGAACCGAGCCCGTGCTTCGCGGCTAGCTTGCGAACGTGAGCGGCTGAGATGCCCAGCCGCTCCGCTACCTCTTGGGTAGTGATTGGGACAGTCGGGCCCGATGCTAGTTGAGTTGGCCGCGAAAGATTGACGATGGTATCCCCGCGCTCTCGAAGGCGATCCATCCATTCAGCTTCGGAACCAATGAGATCATAAGCGTGCTTGATTTCCTCGAGGCATTCGAAGGAGAAGGTAGACGGCCCGTCTTCAGTCCAAGCGTTCTGAAGATGTTCGTTGTAATGACTCTTTCTCTTCAATAGGGCGCGATGATTCGAAAACCGAGACTCAATGTTGATACTACTGCCGACATAGGCAATTCCTCGGCCTACACTTCGAACGGCATATACCCCTATCGTCATTTGATCCCCATCTCCTTCCGTACTCGTTCAATCTCTGTTGGATCGAACCGCCGATATCCGCTCAGTAATTTAATCATCGGAACCTTGCCGGCGTCGGCCCACGTCCGCAATGTCGTTGGGTGAACTCCAAGCCGTCGGGCCGCTTGAGCGATCGTCAAGAGTTTCGATTCTGCCATCTCGTACCCTCCTGCGCTCATCATACCAAAATAGAACGACTTTAGCAAGAACGCTTGACTTTTACAGTAGACTTTGATAGACTTTAGACATTGAATCGGACGACAGAAACGGAGACGGACATGACACAGGCTGAGATGAGAATCGAAAACATGAAGCACCTGACCGATGCGGACCTGGTCAAGCGAGCCCTGACCGACGATCACACGAGCGCATACCGCAGCAACCACTACATCTCTTCCCCGACCAACCTGTACCGAGCGGAGTTGCAGCGGCGACAAGCGGTCGCCGCAACGGAATTGGTGGCCGCGTGATGGTGACCTTGACGAGCAAGCTCTACAAAGGACTCGAGTGGTCGACGGATCGCGCGGAAGGCGTGACCTCGATCGAGCACGCGGCGCGAATGTTGGCGCGGTGGACGGCGATGTATGCGCGGCCGGAAGCGATCCAGGCCGGAGCCGATGCCAAGTTCTGGTTCCGGCGGGATGATTACAATTTATTAGTAACCGTACAGAATGTGTCCATTGACGATCTACGAGCGGCGTACCGGCAACTCCGCGCGTCGTGAGCGCTTGTCATGACGATTTGATCCCGCGCTTCTCCGCTAATTCGCGTATCAAAATCTCCAGCATCGCCGTCTTATCGACGCCTTGCCTTTCCGCCATTTGAGCTCATCAAAACGCTGGAAGACTTGGAGTACGACATTCCCGCCGAGGCCACGCACGAGGAAATCCTTGAAGCCATCAAGAAAGTCGCAGCTCAGCGGAACGGCAATACCTTCCGGCGCAACGAAGACGGATTGTTCCTGAGCGGCTACCAGATCAAAGCCATGCTGAAAGAAGCAACCGCGATCATGTTCCCCGGCGGCAACGGCGACGGAACGCACAAGTGGGGAATCACGAGAAAAGCGCCGCGCTCGTATCTTGCGGAACGTGTGTTTGTGGACGAATTAGCGGTGCCACTCGGACGCACGGAACCGGACGGAACGCACCTACAGATCGGACAAGTCAAGAGTCCGAAAGGGCAACGGTCCACGCTGACCTATGTGGATTATTGCGAGCAACCGACAATATCGTTCACGATTTCATCTGCGCAAGACTGCATCGATCGCACGAAGTGGACGGAGATTTTTGTGTTGAGCCAGCGGCTGGGACTTGGGGCGTTGCGGTCGATGGGCTACGGTACATTCAAAGTAACGGCATTTGATAAGGCATGACGCGGTTGAGACCGCTACACGAATCGACCGCCCGAACCCGCGTTGATCAGTTCGTCTCGCGTCACCGCGACTACCCTTCACCTTTCGGCACTTGTCATCTCAGTTCGCACCGACGGTTCCAGTTCCTTCTCGACGAATCGACGTTTCGTAACGGAGCCATTCTGTGCGCCCCGACGTACCGTGACGGTCCCAGGCTTTGCGAATCGACTATCCGCTACCGTTCCCCTCGTCTCGTCTCGACTACTCTATTCGTGACTTATCGACACAAGCCGACGTGACTGTACCGCCCAGGTCTCGACTGGCCAAATCCGAGTATACCGACTACCCGCTACTGCACCCCTCGTCTTATTTCGACGAGACTGGTCGACTCACCCTGAGCCATGACCTGACGCACCGACTAGCCGCCACGCGACTCTTCTTTCCCCCGCGACGGGGCATAACGATGTGACATCGTGACCGCTTGCGGCCAGGGAGCGCCTAGTGTGGTAGACTGACCCTCAGCAAACCAAAAACATGGTGGACGTACGGGCCGCCGGTGGACTCGCTGTAATCGCGAGTTGCCGGCGGCTTTTTCGTATTACCCAAAGGATCAACGATGGTAGCGAAGACGAAGACACTGGAGACAACCGAAGCGCCGGTCATCGATGACGAGCAGGCGGTTGTCGATAAGGCGGTATCGCGGTTCACCTTTGCTGATGACTTCCCCGCTGTTGTGCCAGATCCTGATGGGTTCTACCACGATGCGAGCTGGATCAAGATCGAGTGCGATTGGGACGGACTGAAGCCAAAACCGGGGTGTGCCCCACTCTGGGCCGAGATCGATGCCGGGCTCACGTTTGACGACGCGGAAGCGATTCCGAACATCTTCGAAACGCCGTACGGTCAACTCTACCGCTATGTCTGCCCACGCGTGCGGGCGTGGAACGCGAAGGCTCGCGATCTCAATACTGGTCACCTTATGGATGTTCCGCCACCCGCTGAGATCGGGCCCGACGCCTTCCGCGCAATTCATCCGCGCATCTTGCTCTGGATCGCCTACACGCTCAAGACGATTCATTTAGGCGGTGGTCCGAACCGCCCAAAAGAGACGAGCTCATAAAGTCATGGACGCGTTGGAATGAGCGTCGTCGATTGGATTTACCCAACGCGGATTGGGACGACGATGACCCGGAGAATCCACCGCCCGTCAAACCAGGCGGGCTCGATAAGAATTTGTTCTATCGATGGGGAGAGCGCATCTGGCCCGATGAGCTTGGACGGCAACGAGCGATGCGCTTCAGTCAGGCGATGCGGGATCAACAAGTCTACCGAGAGACGATCGAAAGCGTCGCTCAACAAGCACAGGCGTTCGGTGTCGTGAGTACGGACATTTCGCCGGTTGCTTAGAGGTTGAACGCGAGCGCGATTAAGTAGTAGGCGAATCCCAGAATGACGATGACAAGCAAGATCGCCCACACCGTTTTCCAAATGATCGACAGGATACGCGTAAACGACGGCGTTTCGTTCGACATGGGTGTCCTCCAATGAGCGATAAAGTCGAGATCAAGATAACAGGAACTAACCAGGCCGGTCCTGCATTTCGACAGGTTACGTCAGATGCCCAAACAATGGGGCGATCAATCGACGAAACCGGGCGGCGCTCCGCTCAGTCGCTACAAAACATCAACCAACGAGCGGCCGCGTTGGGTGCTGCGATCGGTGGCGCAACACTCCTCATGGGCGAGTTTACCCGTGCCGCCGCTGAGGACGAAGCAAGCCAAGCACGGGTTGAACAAGCCATCCAGAACACCGGCGACGCACTGGATGACTATTCCGCCAAGCTCGACATCGCCATCAAAAAAGGCCAAGAAAAAGCATTCTCCGACGACGATACCCGCGACGCACTGACGAAACTAATCGGCGTTACCAACGATACTGGCCTGGCGATGGACAATCTCGGGCTGGTTATGGACTTTGCGCGAGCGCGGGGTATTAGCCTCGCGACATCTGCCGACATCATCGGGAAGGTGATGGGCGGCAACCTCGGAATTCTTTCCAGGTACGGAATCGTGCTTGGCGAGAACGCCACTAAAGAGGAAGCGCTCGCACTCATTCAGCAACGATCGGCGGGGCAGGCGGCAACCTATGCGGAAACTTCACTCGGTCAACTCGACATCTATAAGGACAAACTCGGTGAACTGACCGAAGGGTGGGGCGCTCACGCCGGGGCGATGCAGTCCGTGCTGCTCATGTTGCCGGGACTACGTGCTGGATACATTGCGCTAGCGGGCGCGATCGGTGGACTCGGCGGGCTCGGGGCGCTCGCCGGGATTGCCGTTCCAGCCGCCTTAGTTGCGGGCGGCGCATCACTCGCGTACGGCTACAACCAGGATACGATTGGCGAGACGGCGACTAATACCTTTTGGAATAACTTTTTCCTAAAAGGCTCCCAGGTCATGAACGCCCTGCTTCCGGGCGATCCATATGACGTTCAGAAGTATCGCGAGCAGCTCCTTGAGAATGAACGCGGGGCACTCATCAACACCGGACTCCTAGCTCCAGGCGAAGACCAGTCGGTTGTTTGGGATCGCATTGCCGCGCTCACTGGAACGATCACCGGCGAGATGAGCACGCGAGAGCTCATTGATCATGTCGTACGGCTTTCAACTGGTCAGGGCCTGACGATTCCGCAATGGGTTTCGCAGACAGCGGGGGCGCGGGCTGACTGGATTCAAGACCCGATCACTGGCGTCAATATGCCGAGATCGGAATACAGTCGCTACAACAGCCAACGTCTTATTGGGTCCGGGATGTATCCGACAACTGGGGTCGGGCTCAGCGCGGGCTACGTTGGCCCATTGCCTCGCCCAGACCCGTACGGCGGGCAAGGTATCTATAACCCGTTCCAGTACGATTTCGCGAAGTACAACGCACAGGTCGGGTCACGGTTTGGCACGGAGCCGGCCTATAGCGCGTATGGCACCGGCGGCACGGGTGCCATCGCCAATACGCTAAGCGGCGCGGGTGCGGCTCCGATTGTGCTCTCACAGGCCAATCAAGACATTGCTAATGCCGCCAACGCGGCCGCCTACACCGCCGCGCTCGAAGAGCAGTACGGCGCGTACGCTCGACTGATCGAGGGGATTGACGGCGCAAGGGGAGCGGCTTCTGCGTACAAAGCGGTTCAGGATGGGCTACTTGGAGACCAGGAAGTTTACAACCATCAATTAGGCGAATTCGGCGGTGTTCAGTCCGATCTCACGGCTGGCTATGAGATCCTTTTAGAACGGCAAGCGGCGGGGCAAAAACTCACTAAAGAAGAACAAAGCTTGCTCGACAACTACCCTGCGCTGTATGCGCGAATCAGCGGTGCTGTAGACGACGCGACGGTTTCCAATGCGCTGATCGCCGCATCCTATATCGAAAACATGAAACAGAGTGATGCTTGGAAGTCATCACTCGATGACACCAATGGATCACTTGGCAGCCTGAACGAGACCCTTCAACTCTTCATTCTCAGTCTCGAAGGCGTGCCTGAAGAAGTCCGTACGAGAATCTACCTCGACAACATCTCGCTTGCGCTTCAGGACATCGAGACGTTCAAGTCTCTACTCGACAGCGTGCCGCCTTCCGTCGCGACCACACTCTATCTGACGTATCAGGACTACATCCCAGGCGGCGTTGGCTCTCCGTTCCTACACGGTGGCATTCCCAGGTACGCCAATGGCGGCATTCCGATTTACGCGGGCGAAGCGGGTCCTGAGTTGATGAGCTTTGCGAACGGCGGTTCCGCGATGGCGATGACGCCGGGTATTTACACCGTGCCCCAGAACACCCATATCACCCCCGCCCCCGCGTCCAGGGGGCGGATGAGCGGCGGTGGCGGGAACATCATCGTGCAGGGCGATCTCCACCTGCATATGAGCGATCCCAACGTCTATGCGGCTGTCCGTGAATCCGCGATCGGCGGTTCGCGATGACGATGGTCCCTTGGGCCCTCAATGGGCGCTTGCTATCGACTGACTATGTTGGCTGCGGATTCCAAATCGGCAGTACGTCGGGGCCGAGCCGATACCCGGTCGAGATACCGGTCGCCGACGATGCCCCGATCATCGCGGGCATGCGCCAGAGCGCCCGCACGCTCACGCTCGAATTCACCCCGGTCAGCGGCTCCACGTCGCTCAACGATGCGAACTATGTGATGCGGCAGGCGCTTGCGCTCGTGGGGCCGTCCGGGTCGGATCGCAAGACGCTGGTTGTCAAGCTCGTTGGCGGGCCAGACGCCGACACCGAGCTCGAGGCCGAGGTGTCCGTCGGGCAGTATCGCTACGCGTCGCCGTCCCGCAATACCGTGCTCGTCGATCTCGCGATGGCCGACGATCGCTGGTACGAGCGCGCCGACACCATCATGGGGCAGGTGCTCTTCAGTGGCCCGATCGCGATCCCGCTGCTCAATCACGGCGGGGCCGACGTTGCGCCCGTGATCTCGATCGAGATGAATACGCAGCGCACGACGGAATCGGCGACGGTCGGTTGGAAGTGGCGACGAACGAAGACGATCAGTGCGGGCGGGGATCGCAACTGGAACCGCGTGCGGCTCACGATCGATCTGGGCGATACCGAGGCGCTGGTGACGGCGGGCAAGGCGCTGGCCTCGGGCGACGATCTCCGGGTCCGGTTCCAGGGCCGCGAGCTGACTCGCACGTTGACCAATTGGAACACCGATCGCACGTTTGTCCATTTCGTTGGCACGATCCCGGCGGGCGGGTCGGCCACCTATGAAGTCATCTACGGCAATCCCGATGCGACCACGCCGGATAATCTCAGCACCCGCACGAGCCATTACGACACCTATGTCGCCGACGATCTGCATGGCTATACCGGGACCGCCACATCTGGCGCGGTCGGGTCGATGACTGATTCAGGCGCATCGTGGGAGACAAACGAATGGGCGGGCGGCTTCATCGGTTTCCTGTCCGGGACCGGATCGGTGCGTTACCGCCGTGTGCTTTCGAACACCGGGACCGTGATCACGCTAAACCGTGACGCCGCGACGGCGCCCGCGTCCGGAACGGTCTATATCCTGTGGAAGAGCAGCATCTTTATCGACGGCGGCCGTGTCACTGCCAGAGACTCGACCACGATCACGGACGATCAGCATACCGATAAATGGGCGCCGAGTAGTCTCAAGGGCGCGACGGTGACCTTCATCGCCGGTTCAGGCGCCACCCCGGCAACGATGACGGTCTCAGACAACACAACCGATACGATCACCTTCACCACCGCGTTCAGTATCGTGCCTTTGGTCAACGATCAGTACCAGATCGAGCGGTACGGCCTTCTCGGCTACCACGTCGACAAGAGCATCGTCTCAACCCCGCATCGCGGACTCTGGCGCACAAGCCACCATGCGTCGTCGGGCGGTGAGATCACGTTCGGTGATCGCACGCCGGGCGGCTGGAACTCGTGGCTGATGACCGATAACCAGGACCAGTTCGCTCAGTTGCGTGTGACCGACGAAACCGCCGGGGCCAGCGTCAGCAACTGGCCGTACCTCTCCGCGCGCCGCCGGGTCCGCTCCGATCTGACGATGCCCGAAAAGGGTGCGGCGGATGGCGTGTGCCTGTATGAGCCGCGCGGGATCGTGTCGCTCGATTGGAACTATCGCTTCGAAAACGATAACGGCATCGGGTCCGTGCATGTCATGACGCAGAAACCGGACGGCGACGATTGGTCGATCGTCACAAGTGACGACACGACCTACGCGAGCATGACGGCGGTTACGTCCGGCACGGGCTCGGCGGGCGGTTGGTCGCTCGCTGGCACCGAAAACCCTGTCCGGCTCTATCTCGGAATGCTCCCGGCGGGCGGTCCCGACTCCGAAGTCGCGAGCACCGAGTCAAAAAATCGCAACGCCGAAGTCCGCAATCACACCCGGATGATGGTCTGGCTGAGCATCGACACGTGCGGCGGGCTCTCCGGATCGATCTGGTCGATTGGCTCCGAGGTGGCGATCTACGATCTCAACGTGACCGGACGGCTCGGCGGCGGAGCGATCGGGGCGGAAGTCGCGCCGTATTTTACCTTTGCCGCTGGCGGCGATGGGCATTACCTGCATCTCGCATCCGGTCAAAAACTTGAGATCAATCCAGCACCGACCGCGGTCTACCCACTCCTGGGCTTGTATGACTCGAGCGATGTGCTGGTGAGCCGTGTGCCGTACGCGGCGGTGATCAATCGGTACGAGTTGAACCTGGACGGCACGGATACCGCGATCACCGATTACGCGATGTCGCTTCCGCCTGGACTCAATCTCATTACGACGGGCGAGGACAGCTCCACCGGTTGGTCGATCGCGAACAGCGCGGGTGTGACCGCCACGATCGCGGACGGCGCCACGGTCTGGGACGGCGGGGCAACGTCGCTCGAGGTGACGGTTACCACGACCCCCGCCGGAGCCTGGACGATCACGTTGACCCGCACGGCGGATTCCGGGCGCATCGATGTCATTCCGGGAACGCTCTATGAGTTCGGGTTTGTGCGGCGGCGCAACGGTCTAACCAACGCGATCACCTGCGAGATGACCGTGACCTGGAGTTACGACGCGGGCACACCGAGCACGACCGACGCGGCGCAAACGATCGGCGGGGCAATGGCCGCGGCCGACACCTGGTATCCGGCGGGCACGGGCAGGTCGATTCATCCAGGGAGCGACGCGGAGTCCGCGACCACGGAAGCGGCCGTCAGCATCGTGATCGGGGGCACGGGCAGCACATCTGGCACGATCTTCATCGATCCGGTCACGCTCGGCGTGCCGAACCTGTATCTGGACGAAGCAGAGATTGGGACGCTCGCGGTCGATCTCTTTTGGAATGAGGCGCAGTATGCGTGATCAACATAAGGACACATCGACATGGTGACGTTACCGGCAGTGCAAGAAGATCGCGTCGGAGGCGTCGGCGGCACGCCTGCGGTTGCTGCGGTCATCAACCTCTTGCGGACTGCCATTGATCAGCTTGCGATCCGGCTGCAAGTTTCGACCTATGGCGCGGTTGGAGATGGCTCCACTGACGATACCGCCGCGATCGATCTCGCGATGGACGCGGCGTATGCGCTTTACATCGCACAGAGCGCCACCCACAAAAACGCCAAAGTCATCCTCGAATTCGAGGGAGATAAAACCTACATCATTGCCCGTCGCGTTGCTGGCGATGCTGGGCTCGGCGGTATCTTCCTGCGAATCGGTGTTTGCCTAGAGGGCAATGGCGCGACATTGAAACTCTCCGAAAGCGCAACCACGACCTGTGCCTGGATTCGCACCAAGACCCCAACGACAGTTGACAAGATCGCCACGCTTTCGCTGTTGACCCAGATCACGGCAAACATCGCCGTCAACGCCACCCAGATCACCGTCACCAGTTCGGCGGGATTCGCGGTCGGTGACGATGTGTTCCTGCGGATCAACGACAATGCTTACGATTCGGCGGAAACCAAAGACCCGATGTTCGCCAAGATTCTGACGGTGGACGATGCCACGCACGTCACGCTCGACCGTCCGATTCCGGTGGCGATGACGGAAGCCACGACCGCCACCGCGAACAAACGTCTCATCCTGATGCATGAACCGATCGAGGGCATCTTCATTCGCAACTTCCACCTCATCAACAGCCAGGTCGGAACCGCCAACGGATCGTATGGCATCGATATCCGGTATACCCGCAATTGCGTGGTCGAAAACATTACCGGCGAGCACGTTGGGCCCGGCATTATCGGCGGTGGCTATAACGAAGATCTCATTGGACGGAACCTCCGGGTACGCACCTGTGACGATCAGGGGGCAACCTCCAGCAAGGGCCGGGTGCTTGGGCTCTGGAACTCCAAGAATTGTTTGTTCGAGTCGGTCTACGGTGAGGATTTCCAGAACCAATTCACGTACTTCGAGTCCTACTGCCGCAACATCGTCGTGCGGGGCGCCCATGCGGTCAACACCCATGCGAGCCACGGCACAACCGGTATTTTCACCGCCACGCAGGAAAGCCAGGTGCATTACGAGAATGCCCTGATCGAGGGCAAGGGCGGCATGTCCGCCTTTACCGCGCTGACGAATGGGGTATCGACGTTCTCGGATATCCGTATTCGCACGGGGTCGGCGATCAAGGTCCTTCCGTTGCGCTATGCGGCGCGCTCGATCGAGGTTGCTGGTACGACGTACCGAGAACTCAAGCAGTGGTCGTGCCTCTTTCCGATCCGAGCGAGTTTGAGCAATGTTGATCTTGGATTGCCGTCCGGGATTTACGCGAAGGTCAAGGTCTTTGTCAGTAGTGTCACCGGCTTGACCGGGTTCCGGCTCAAAACCGCGACCGTACAGGGGCCGGGCGACCAGACCAGCAGTTTAGTCGCGGGCCAACTCGTCGATCTCTCGGTCACGTTCGGCATGTATGGGAGCGACTATGCGTTCAACAACGAGGTTGACAAGATCACCGACATCGACACGGACGGCACGGTGCCCGCCGGGGCGTGGGGTGTGCTCTGGATTGAGTATTACCCGGTGGCGGGGAACGACAAGAGCAAGGGGATTATTCAGGCGTACGGGAATCAAATTGCGCTCACAGCGGCGGATGCGTCGGCGCTCAATACCGGGGATGCGACGAGTGACACGGTGATTGGAAACATGAGGACCCGAATCGGAGAGATCGAAGACATGCTCAAAATAGCCAGAATCCTAGCGTAGGAACGAACGATGCCGGTCAACTGGGGCGATTTGTATTGGGGGGAATTCTACTGGGGCGAGCTTCCTGGTCCGCTCAGTCGCTTCTCCGGGCAGCGCCGCGCTCCGCTCAACTCCGACTCGACGATCATCATGGCGAATCCTGGATGGTACGGCGAACGACATGTCCGTGTCGGCAATCTCGCGGTCGGCTGGCGCGTCAACGGGGCGGGACGGCTGTCGTGCCACATGGCCGCTCGCGACGCGCACGCGTTGGGATTCGATGCACTCCTGGGACGCTGGGTCTGGTGGTCGGGGCCAACCGGCGCATGGGCCGGGATTGTTGAGGACGTGAACGCCGATGTGTCGACCGGGATTGTTGAACTGAGTTGCACCGATATGGGCAGCCTGCTCGATCTCATGATCACCCCGCGCACCTATCGCCAAACGTCTAGCTCGCCAGGTGCGTTGATCGGACGCGCGATCCGGGATAGCGGCGTCGATAGCGGATCGTGGTTTACCCGCATGATCATCGACGAGGACGGCGCTCCGGTCACAATCGAATGGCGTGGCGAGCAAACCAGCAACGTCGTGCGGCTTTTGGCAAACCGCGCGGGCGGACAATGGTACGTCGCGATCGAAGCGGACAAGAGTCTGACCTTCACCTATCGCGCGATCCCCCGCGACATGCGCGGTTCACTACTACTCGTCGAGGGGCTCAATGTCCTCTCCGGCTCGATTCGGCCGGGCATTTCCAATATGGTCAATGACCTGCTCGGGGTGGCGAATGACCGCGACTGGCAACGGGCGGGCGCGGCGCGGGCGATCAATCAGGCATCGGTGCGGCTCTACGATCGTCGCAGGGCAACGAAACGCTATCAGGGTCATACCGGCAAAGCATCGCTCGAAACCGTCACCCGCGCGGACGTGGATGTGCTGAGCGTGCCGTCCGGGCCGGTTTCACTGGATATGTTCGCCGGCGATCGCACGGTGACCGATCTGCGCATCGGCGATCTCGTGACGTTGTGGTCGCGGTCCCAGAACCGTGTGTACGACCTGACGATGTTAGGGCTTGCGGAAGATACGAATAGGGGAACGATTACTGTCGTGGGCAGTGTGGTGGAGTCTGAGACATGAGATCACGCAGCGCCTTCGCATACAGTCCAGTGGGAGAGCGAGTTCCATGCTCCCAATGCCACACGGCCATTTCGGAGCAACCGATGAGCGCGGCGAATGCAACCTGGGTTAGTCCTAAACGAGTTCGCAAGTCGCGGATGGATTCTTTAGTGAGCGGCTCCTGCATACGACGAATCATCCTCTCCGCGCGTGACCTCTTTCTCATCTCAGTCAGTATAACATGTGATACTATCCGTCTCAGGGCAGATCACGATGGTCGGTCAGACGACGGAAAGGTATCACGATGGTTGGGACGACATGGTCCAGGAGAGCAGTCATTGGCGGCGGGGGCTTAGGCATGGTCAGTCGATTGATCGATCCCACGCGGGACATTGAGCGGGCAGCGGACGCCCAGCATGGCGTCATCACGCAGCGCGAATTGCGGCGCGAGATCGATCAGGCCGGGAAGCTCGACGCACAGTCGGATCGCACACAGCGCACCTTTACGTTCGAAACACTCTCTCGCTATTTCTTCGACGTGCCGTCAAATACGGATTCGATCATGGGTGACATCATGGTTGATTCGGCGTCGACGATAACCCTGATGACGATTACGGACGATGTGCCGTTGCAATGCCGCATCGCCGTCCTCAGGGTCAAGTCGACCGCCAACGTCTCCGCTGGCACCCTTATTCCAGTCGTGCGGGTCTATGAGGATGGGGTCCCAGTCGATTACGCGTTCGACACATGCGAGCTGAGTGCGGGCGACCATAGTCGCAGAAACTCGGCCGTCTTCGATTGGCCGTCAGCGATCCAGATCGCAAAAAACAACGCGTGGCAGATCATCGCGCGGACGGATGCAGCGTTTGTCGCAACAACAGCCGATGTGAAGGTTGACATCACATTCCAATATGAGCAATGGATATGACGCTAACTAAATTACACCATAGACCTGATTCGTCTTTGGTAGGCTTGGTTTCTCGCGCGCCCACAAGTTCGGCACTCACGACCACCATCCTTACGCTGGATCGTGTTCTCCGGCGTGAACTCATGGCCACGAAGGCAATGTGTTTTTACCGCATTCAGAGCGGCATCGGCATTGCCGCGAAGTACATTGACCTGATGGGTCACAGGTTCAAGGTGATCGGGTCGAATGCAGTTTCGGTGAGTGCATTCACTTGTCTTGACGTGATCGATCTCGTGCCCCTCGGGGATTGGGCCAACGTGAAGCTCATACGAAAAGCGATGAGCGCGAACCTGCTTCACTCCGTCGTAAAAAACTCCATACCCTCTGTCAGTGAGTTGACCGGTCCAAAGCCAACAAGTTTCAGTCTTATTGACGTAAGACCAAAATCGGACGATGGGGTCTGTTTTGCGACCACTACCAGAAATGCCGAAATAGCACGTTCGAGAGCAGTACCTTCCCTTGCCTCTCGCATGCAGCGAGCGATAGATATCAAACGACTTGCCACAGTTCTGGCAAACGCATTGAACCTTGGTAGACTCACGGGGCATTGGATTGGTCTCCTTATCCGAGACGATGAAGGTGTCTTATGCCGCGGCCCACTCCAATGGGTGCGCGGCTTTTCCGTGCCTGAATTATACCCGATTTAGCTAGGAGCAATGCACATGGAGCCAGTTGAGATCGTCCCGCGAACGCCAGCCGAACAACGGGCCGCAGATCGCGTCCAGTGGGTGAGCGGATCGATTCCGCAGTTACGCCGGAAATGGAGCGGGCGCTGTGTTACGTGCGCGAATTGGGAGCCGAGGAGTGAGGGATCACTTGGATCGTGCTCATGGTTAACTAGCGACGAAGCGCTCATGGTCATCCTGATTGGCACCGATCTCCCTATTCCCACCGCACCGGAATTTGGCTGTATCGGCTGGGCCGAGATCGTCCCGGAAATGACCGAGGTGGTGATCGAGCATCGCGGTCAAGTCGAGATCGTCCACCGGGAGCTTGCGGGCCCGGTTCGCGATCGCACGGAATTCGCCATCGCGGCGGGATTGATGCCTGACCTGCCGGTGGAGCAAGAGCTCGCGTCGCCACGATAGACACCGGAGCACAGCACCCAGCCACACTCGCGATGATTGCACGCGAGCGGCCCGTCGCAGGAAATGATCTATGAATGGAACGATGGCTCGAACAACATTGGCATTGGATCGCATCCGCAGCCTCGATTCTTGGTGGCTGGTTTGGGCGCCACCGGCTTGGCTCCCTGCGGCGATCAATCAACCGGCTCAACAACCAAGCCAATCAAATCGCGAGCTTAGAGAACGAATTGCAGCTCTGCGCAGACACCAGGGATTACGTCATGCGGGCACTCCAAGAGATCGCGGATACAACGGAACTCTTGGATCGGGCCCAAGCCCGAGCGATGAGGATGTCGAAAGCGTCGTCCGAAAAATCTTCTCTACCCTTGACCGGATCGCCGAGTTCGGCATCAGGACCGGCTTCCTCGATCCCGACCCGCCGAGCCTCGCCCCGCGCAACCCGCGTGCACCCCACCCGAAAGTGAAGGCGAAGCCGTGAATAACTGGCATTGGGAAACGTGTCCGAGTTGCAACGGTACGGGCGAGACTAAGCGGTTGGCTAGTTGTGGATATTCATCAGGTATGAAAGTCACCCATCCAATGTTCTTTGAATCGTGGGTGACTGTCATATGCGAGTGCTGCCAGCGACAGGGGCAGTTGCGAATCCCCAACGGCTATCACCTGAAACAGAATGAAGTCACCGTCACGATCAGCATAAATACGACGAACCCGCCTGTATTTACGCCGAGCGACACGCACATCAAGGAGGGACTCGCGTGAGCATCCGCGAGAATTGGAACGCCTTGTCTGATCGGTGGCGAACGTTTTTCATCTGGTTCGTGCCGCTGTGGTGTTCGTTTGGCCTCTTCGCGGCGGATTGGGTGTGGCGGATGAACGACGGCCCGCCAAATTCGAACGAGTCGCGACGACTTGCGATCCGCGCGGGGGTCGCGTTTCTGTTCTGGGTGGCCATCAAGCTTGCCTTTACCCGTGGGTGGACGTTTGACGCCATCGGTTCCATCTGGGCGCTTGCCGGGGTTGCCGGGGCCTTTGTCCGCATCTTCGGTCAATTGGGTCCGGCACCGGGAGACCACGAATATGTCGCCATCTGGTCTGCGATCGATGTCGGCACCACGATCCTATTGTTAGGCCTCCCCATTTGGCTGATCGTGCATCTGTTCCACCAGCACGGAGTTGATCCACCGTGGGACGGGAGCGAGCGGCGGGTGGAGCAACGGCGGCGCTGGCCGGACCGGAGACAGGACGAGTGAGCGTTCGTGACGGAATTCACCAGCACGAGATGAGTAGGAGGGTACCCGATTGGATCGTGTACACGATGATTGCGGCGGTGTCGCTCCTGTTCGGGTTCGCACTCTCCCCTTTTGGTTCGAACGAGCAATCCGAGTCACGCCCCTCCACATTGCAACAAGCTCCCATCTTCGAAACGGAAGCAGCGGCAAATCTATTGCAGATGACCCCATCAATCACGCGCGTTCCAAGCGCAACCGCGACCCGCTACCCGACGGAGGTCCCGCCACCGACGACGATCCCATCAACAGCGGTCCCCTGGTGCTCCACACGGACCAAGAAGATGGAGATTTGTCAGCACTCGGGGTCAGTT